GGTTTCCATAACTCTGAATGAGATCCAGGTTTACCTATGGTACACGTAAAAGCACTATTAATCATAAGAATACCCTGATTACTCCATCTTTTTAGATCAATATCTGTAGATTCTAACTCACCATGGTAAACAGTTCTGTTTACTGCATCAAGTATATATCTAAGACTTGGTAATGCTTTCTTTTCAAAACTACACGAGAATGCTATCCCGTCTGCTTGCTCAATTCCTGAATAAGGATCTTGACCTATTACAACTACTTTAAGATCAGTATAAGGTGTTTCCTCAAATGCTCTAAACAAGTATTTCATAAATGGTGTAAATCTTTTATCCTCTTGTGAGTCTTTAATCAATTTCAATAAAATATTATCAAACTCAGTACTATATAAAAACCCTCTAAGCACTCTAGCCCATCCTGAATCAATAAGTTTTGCGTTTAATTTTTCTTTTATATCATTAATATCTATATTTGTTGTCATATTAATTTTAATTATACATTATGGCTGTTAAAGTAAAAGAACTAAAGGATGATGCTTTATTAAGTGTCCAAGTAAACAAAGCATATTACTTCATGTTGAAGAATACACTTTTTTACTTATTTAATCAGATTCAAGCTCAAGGAGCAGAAGCATCTGAGAAATCTATTGAAACAATTAAAGCTGCTGATTATTCAAAGATGTCACAAGTTGAACAGTGTTTCTACACTACAACTTTAATGATATCAGAAATTGAAAAAATATCTGTTGAACAAAACCTTTTTGATGAAAAAGAGGTTCTTGAACCAGGAGATGAAGGTTATGTAGAACCTACGCTAGATTAATATTATACTCTGCTCCAATTTCAATACATGCTTGAACAGCTTGAGATAACTCATCACTTGAACATTCACCAAATGATTTGCACATCTCAAGCTGTTTACCTTCATCATTTACATCAAAACACAATCCTGCTTGTTTCTTAACAAGCTTTTTCATTTCATCAAATGTATAACCAGACTCTTTTGCCATCTCTCTAATACATACATGTATCTTTGAGATTTGTGCATAAGAACCAGCTGTTCCTTTTATACTAATAAACATATCTAATTCTTCACCCTCTTTGATAGAGTCAACAAAGTTTTTATATGCTAGACCATCTTTCTCTGTAAGATATGTCATTTTTCCCTCTTTCTTCACAAATTTTGCACTGAACATACTTTTAAATTTTATAGGTTTAAACTTATAATGGTATTTTACTCCACTTTTTAAATAAATTGATAAGAGTTATTACATCATCAATATCTGTCATAGCAACACCCCAAGAGTGTTCATATACTTTCCATATATTGTTGTTTATTGTATCACTTTCATTTGATGTAAGAATTACATCAGAATTGATCTCATACTTGTAATAATAATAGTCATTCTTATTACCTGACTCTTCTTTAGATACAAATACTCTTTCAAAACCTGCTTCTTCTAGATCTTCTTTTCTCATTTTCTTGTATTTTTATCTTCTTTTAACAATTTCTCAATATGATCTTCAGCTTCCATTGCTGTAGAAAACAGTATGATAAACCCATCACAATCTTTTACATATTTCCAAAAACTAAAAATCCCTGCTTTAGTTTGCACAAAATACCCACCATATGAGTACTGTGACTTTAAAATTCTAAATCTCTTTTTCATATAACTACTGACCAAAGTATTTAATCAAACTCAGGATTCTTATAAAATCCACTCTTTGCTTTTTCTCTTATTACAGAATTGTTTAACAATCTGTGATTATGTTTTTTAATAATCCTTGAGTTGTTTTCAATACCTTTTCTTATGAGTTTTTTCTTTCTCATCATACTTGCCTTATTTGTTACTCTTTTATTAGCCCACTTCATCATCAATACTACTTTATATAGATCTTCCATAGCTTTAAATTTTAATTATTTACTTGTATACATTTGATATGCAATTATCAATAATGCTAAAATAACTAATATAAATAATTCAATCATGATTATTACTATTATATATTAACAATGTAATCTCATAAATACTTGGTGCACCTACAGTGCCGAATTCTTCATATATCTCTTCCATAATCTCTGAATTTAAAATATAACTCTTTCTCACCTAACTCAAATGCTAGGTTTCTAATATAACTCAACTGGTATATACTAGTTTTATCTACACTTTCCCATAAGTGCATCAATGCTTCTTTATTTGTCATCTTGTGTTAGTTTATCATAATACTTTTCTCCATATTGAGTACCATCAGTACCAAACATATCTTCATATGCAGATGCTGCAGCTTTAATTATCTGTTGTTTCTCCAGTATCATTGCTAATTCCCATACTCTTTGATTATGGTTAAAATCTAATTCAGAATATGGCTCAGATAATAAGTTTTCTTCTAACCATTTTAGTGCTATCTGTTTCATATTATAAAAATAAAGGTTTAGTAGCTAAATATTCTGCATGCTTATCAGCTTGTGTATATCCACCAGGATATGTTCCATCATAAACTTTTACTGTAAACCACATAAATAAAAATCTTACTTGTACATAATACTCAAGATCCTCATCATTTGCTACAAGTCTTACTCTTTTGCTGTATTTATATTCTACGGGATAATTCATCTTCTATATCATTAATTAAATAAACAGATTCAGTCCCTTTATCATTGCGGTACAAAGACTCCTCTCTAACCTTTCTATCCTTTATAATTACTTTCTTATCTGTTACTCCTAATAAGATATAGGATAACAATACTAATACAAATACTTTCATACTAATCTATTTGCTAATGATTTAATATACTCTTCTTCTTCAGTAGTTAATTGCAACAATCCAGTACTAATTTTATTTAAAGCATCTAATACATTTGCCTGATTTATTCCACATTTAGTATTATATCTCTGCATTAACCATTCTTGTACTTCTTCTACTTCAGCATTATCTAGAGTATCTAAATATTCTTCAGGATCAAAGTGTTCAGGTTTAATCTTTTCTCTATCAACTAAATATTCAATCACTTCAGTAATCTCTGAGTCATTACAGTTACCCATAAAATCATATACATCAATATCTACATCTACTACTATATTTACACCTACTTCTGCCATAACTTATTTTTTAAATTGTTCTATCCAACCATTAAACTTATTCTCTCTTGGATTATCCATTTGACCTAAGCAAAAAGCATTATATGCAATGAATCTTATATCATCATAAGTATACATTCTTTCAGCTTGCCATTTAGCACCCCTAATAAAATTCTTCCTTTTATCTCCATGTATGTGTCTATCTGCAGCTTCTTCTAATGTTTCCATACTATTTCTTTTTAGATTCATCAATTGCCATATTAGCAAATACAATATGTAATGTTACATCATCATCACATTTCTCACATCTATAGTTTGCTCTTGATCTTATATACCAACCTGCATTACAACATGCAGTTTTTATATCACTTATCTCCAGTTTCTTCTCTTTCTTCTTCATTTTCTCTTCTTTTAGCTATATAGTCATCCAATTTGATATCTACTGGAATATCATCTACATGTCCATACTGATTAATTAAATCAATATAAATCTCCTTTACTCTTCCCATAATTTTAATACTGATATGATTAATTGCTTTGCTCCATCACTTGGTTTATCAATCTTTTTAGATTTTAAATACCTTGTGAAGCTTGCTAACTGATGATGTGATAATGTTATTGATATAGTTGCTGCAGTAGTATTATAGTCCCGCGTTTTTACATCAAAATTATCAAAATCACATGGATACTTTTGTATTAATTCATTAACGTTTTTCAAAAACAGTTTATCTTTAATCTTATACAATTCAAATGCTGTCCTTTTAGCATGATTGATTGTACTCCTTGAAGTCAAGTTAGTATAAATAATGATTTCTTCCTCAGTTGCTTTAAATGTGTAGTAAAGAATAGCTATTAAATAGTTTCTTTTATCTACAATATGAGGAGCTTTTGTTTTTGGTTTACTGCTGATTTTTAATAGCTCATCAATTATATCCTGTTTGGAATAATTTATCATACTAATTCTAATTCTTCTTCTACTATTTCTACAGCCATATCTTTCTGATCTACCATGTCTTCTGGTAAAAATCTCTTAGCATCATAGAACTCATAAGGAAAACATCCCTCTAAGTTTACCTCCTCAAGATCAAATCCAAGTGTATTGGCTTGTATACCCATTTTTACAACTCTCACTACTGTGTAAGCTTTACCTTTTTCTATCCATTGTGCGGCAGGAATAGAAACTGGTTTTTTGCTGCTATTAATGCACACTACTTTCACTTAATTCTACTTTAAGTTCATACATCTCTAATTTGACCAGTAAGTCATACATGTCATCAAATGACCCTGACTTAATATCATATGATTCTCTTCCATCAACTAAGACTGCACATTGTTCAGCTTGTTCAGGGTTGTGATCACAAAATCTTATAAGACAAGCAATAACATAAAGAAAATCATGTTTGTTGTCATTATATAACGTTAATTTATGTGTCTTTTCCAATACCATAGTGTTTATATTTTAATTTACACATTTTCAGGCTTAGTTCCAACTATTATTGTCTCACCTACCTTGTTCATAGACTCAACAATATCAGTATAACCTTTACCATACGGATCTACATAATTTTTATATGACTTAAAATAACCTTTATTAACCAGATCTTCTATATTAGTAATTAATATTCCCATTCTAGACTTATTATCAGCTCCAAGCTGGATTAAGTCCCATCTTGCTGACTCAATTTTAGCTAAAAATAAGTTTAATCTTGTATTGAATTCACTTTTTATAAAGATTTTATTACTGTAGTCATCAAATAACTCTATCAGATCCATTAAAGCTTTAACATCTGTTTTACCAAATACATTCATAGGTTCTTTGATATATTCTTCAGACCACTCATGCCATTTGCTAACATCTATTTTCATGCTATACTTAAACTTATTACTCTTTTTCATTACATCAATATCATACAGAGCACTGGATATTTTCACCACTGCTCTGATGAATCTGATATTGTCCTGATCATATTCTGACATAATTACAACTTAATATTAAAATTTTTCCACTCTATTTTACTCTGATCAAATCCTGATAATGCTTCAGTAACCCATTTCTCATCTATGGTATCCATATAACATAGAATATGAATAGTAGCTGTTTCATCAACAGATAATCTGAGGCAACGACCTATACGTTGTGAGGCCTTACGCTCATTACCATAAGCATGTAGTATAATACATTGTTTAAGATTAGGAATATTGATACCCTCACTTAATTGTAATACACAAGATAGTTTAGTAATATCACCTGACTTAAACATGTTAAGATTATCACTAGACTCAGGATTATTACTATGATAACTATAATTACATAATTGATCAGCTTGTTCTTGAGTATTTGCAAATATAATACACTTAGATTTAATTGAGTTACTCAATATCTTAGTATATGCTTCTTTACTTGGAAATGCCATCATAGCTTTCATCCTCATTACTCTTGAAATTTGCTGCTCTTTTCCCGGTCTAGAATCCTCTATCCTACTGCACCAATAATTATAATTAGCTAATTCAGTAGTAAAGAATGATTTATACTTACTACCTGCTTTAACATTCTTATTACTATTGTCTAACTTAATTTGATGCACAATGATTTTATAATCATTTAAGATATTATCATTAATAGCATCATCAGTTAAGTATTCATATACTATAGGATAGAACTCTTGCATCATCTCACCTTTTTCACTATTTACCATTTTAGGAGGAGTACCGGTAAGTCCTAAGATCTTACCTTCATACTCATCCAAAAAATCTCTATGTGACGGGAGCAATGAATGTGCTTCATCAAAATATATCATATCATATTCTCTAGGGTCTAGCTTATTCAAACTTAAGTAAGTAGTGAATTGTGCTGTGTCTAGTAAATGTGATTTATTAAACTTAATTGCTTCAGTTCTCCAAGATGTAAAAATACTAAGCTTTGGAGCAACAATAAGCACACTCATTAATGGAGTCAAATTTCTTTCCATATGCATAAGACCTACTAAAGTCTTACCAACTCCAGTGGCTAAACTAAGTCCAGCACGTTTTCTCTTATCAGTAGCTTCTAATGATGCCATTTGTATTTCTTCTCTTGTCATCTTATTCTGATTTTAAATTTTTTAACTCTTCCCGCAACTTAGCTATTTTATCATACATTTCAGTTATTTGCTCAACTGTAGGAAATCCTCCAAGTATACCATATGTAGAATTTGCTTCTATTTTTATGCATGCTATTTCACGTTCTAACTGAGACTTTTTACTTGAATTGCTGTTTTGTATTTCTTCTCTTGTTGTCATCTTTTTATTAGTGTTACATTTTTAGTACCCTTGCATCTTGGATAATTTTTACATCCAAAAAACACCTCATTAGTTTTACCATTTACTCTACGCACCATAGGTGAATCACACCTTGAACATTTAAAAGTAATACCAGATAATACAACTTTCTCCTCTTCAGTTAATTTTTTATCTAAATTCTCAAGTCTTACTTCATCATTCTTTATCTCTGATAAGTGTAATTGTTCAAATTTAGATTTAACATCAGCTTCTCTCAGCAATATTCTACAATGAGGACAAGTAACAAATTTAGCTACTGTTACCTCAATAACATGTGGATGATTGCAATCAATACCTTTAGCATGTCTTAATGTTTTCATATTAAATTAAGTTGAATACCTTTTTTTGTATAAATTCATTAGCAGAAGATGGATCTGACATAACTTTAATTGTCTTGATATGCTTATCAATATTCTTTAAAGTTTCTTTATGATCATATGATTCATATGCTTGAATAAACACATTTAAAAATTGTTTTTTAACCCATCTGTCAGCAACACCAATTTTAATAAATAAATCACTAAAAGCTTTACACATTTCTTTAGCTTTTGGATTGTTAATTTTAAACTCTCCATTTTTAATTTTAGCACTTGAAGTTGCAATAGCATTATATGTGTTTGTATTATTACAAATTGATGCAATCATAAGAGCTTCTAAATGATATAGACCCATATATTCTTGCAAAGTAGCATAATCAGGATTACAATATGAAAATGCATGAATATAATCTTTTAACAACCATGCTTTAGATGAATTATTATAACAAGCCATTGTTTCAACAAGATCTTCTTTGCTAATTATTTCAATATATTCATATCTTACTGGAATACCTTCTCTTCTACAACAGTCTAATAAATGATCACCATCTATTACATATGTTAAATTTGTTCCAGTAAAAAAATCTACTTTACAACATATAACTTGTCTAGTGTTACCTTTTTTACGGACACTTTCTACTAAATCTTGTGTATGCTTAGATCCTGTTGGTCTTTGCATAGGTAATCTGTTAAACATATTATAATTTGTTGTAACAGCAATTTTAATAAAATCATTTTTAGTTTCTTTCATCTTTTCAGTTTTTTAATTTCAGTTATTATTTTTTTTCAGTTTATTTTAGCCAACCCATTGTTCTTGCTTCTGCTGGAGCTAAGTGTATGATATTGTGGCAGTTACGGCAAACAACAAGCCACGTAGACTGAATCAAATAGAATGCATCTCTGTTTGATCCAGCAAAAGTGTGGTGTATGTCACTCCCGATATTAGTACAACCAGTTGTTTTAACTTGACATAGTGGAAACTTTTCCATATGCTTTTTTCTTAGTACTAGATAATCAGCATCAAGTTTCTTTCTCTTAGCTGATACTTGAGGTATAATCTTATGATCTGGATCTTTAGATTGTATTTTACCCCAACAGTTTTTGCAATATTTATTGCTCTCAAAGTTTTTCCAAATATACTGCTCAGAATCACACCCTGAGCAGTACTTTTTTTTCTTTTCCATTAAGCTTTTCTTAATCTTGGTAATGCATTAGTATCTCTCTGCAAACTATGAAAGTTTTTAGGTAAGATACCCTCAGCTACAAATATATTAACTACTTGATCTTTGGTAATACCAAGATCTTTAAATGACAATGTATTTTTAAACTCAACATCTGTCTCTTCAGTCTCCACAAGAAATTGTGTAAGGGGACTTTCAGGAAACAATGTCTTGAATATAAAATTACTATAAGCATTAGTTAACTTTTGCTTATACAGATTAATAATACTTTGACCTTTCATATATACTTTACTTACTCTCTGTTTCTTTTTACTACACATAGTAGCTATTTCTTCTTGAGTAAACGCACTTAAACCATATAAGGCACGTTTATATAAATGATTTTGATAATCATTATAATTATCTTTTTCATATTCTGTATAAGTATTACCCTTATACAATTGGTAAGACTCCATCTTACCTTTATACTCTAAATTCTTTTCTTGTATCTCCATGACCATTAGGATTTTAAATAAAAAAAAGGGATGGCTGTTACACCATCCCTGTATACATTGTTGATTATATATACTTAATCAATATTGAACTCATCAGATGCTGAAGAGTTTATTGCTGATACTTTAATTTTACCAGTATCATTAGCTGCTCTAATCTCATCTACATTATCATGCTTTACTAATTCATCAGATAAATTTACGATGATAGTATAAAGTGTTCTTCTGTAGATTGGATTACCTGCTACTTTACACACTACTCCAGTATTACCTGCAGTTTTAATGTTTTTAGTAGCATCCTTTTTGTTAGTAGGATTTAATGATTCAATGATAACAACTTTTCCTGGTAACTCTTGACCAAGATAATAACCTTCTTGTTTTAAGTCTTCCATTGTACCTTGTATCAATGCACTAACTTTTCTTCTTCTTAAGAAAGAGTTATCATCATACATACTTCTTACTTGCTCTACTCTAACGTATCCATAATCTGGATTGTTAACTGACTGAGTGATAACATTACCTAGTTCATCACCAGTTACTTTGGTTTTTGATTCCATAACACATGTTTTTTACGGTTAAACACTTATTTTATTTTTAATTGATTTTTGTGTATGATTTTAGCTATTCCTTGGTCTACACTCCCAAGTTAAGATTTTAATTATCCAGACTATCTATTCTATCTATATCATCTTGAGTTAAATCTTCAAGTGATATCTCTTTTATTTCTGCTTCATCATCAACATTGAATGTGAAGTCATAAATTTTTTCTTGTTTTTCTGTGGTGTTTTCATCTAGTGCAGAGCCAGTGAAAGGATTGTGAATTGTATCACCTGCATTTGTACATAATAAGTACTGAATATCATTATCACTCATAGACAAATACTGTTCTATTGTGATGTTTATTACACGACCATTTGGTAACTGATATTGCATTATTTTTAAATATGCCTAAAGTTAAGGCTTATATGCAAAATAATGATAATTTCAGTCATAAAGTTGGCATTATATGGCTAAAAATAACAATGGGGAATATATATACTCCCCAAATTATTATTTTTCTGGTCATGTAGTATACTCAGATACTATCTTTAAAATTCCACATTAGATATTTTATCATCTTCCAACCATATAAATTCATCATAGTCTAATCCTGTTGATATAACAGCTATTGCACCTGACTCATTATATGTTGGTAATTCTACTTTAATTGGTGAATAATCAGTATAAGCACATAATCCAGTTACTCTACAAGATACATAACCTTTTAAATCTAGGTCTGTATCCTTTGTAGTATCTTTATTACTGAACCACTGAGTAGACATTTTAAATAAACCCATCTGACCAATTTTTGGTTTAATAGGTAAAGACTCACCTAATAATAACTTACCTAGCATTTGCTTTGACTTATCATTATGATTAAACATGTCTTTGATAAGATCTCTAATACCACCTTGTTTAATAAAAGCATCTAAAGCATTTACTATTGTTTCTTCTTCTACTGAAAATGTTACTCTACTCATAATGACTGCTTTGCTGATCTAAGCTTAAAGAATAACTCCCAGTTAAAGTGATCAAATACCTCAATATCAAGTGTATTGTTAATACATACTTCACTTACTATACCAAATACAGGTGGCATAACTGATCTAGTTACACCTCCTGTAAGTACTTTACCGTCTACCTCAAAGTTACAGGACCTATCAAATCCTATAACTGACATAATTAAATCAGCATTCATTTTGATAAAGATTCAAATAATCTTAATAATGTACCACCTCTATCAGTTTCTCTTTCATGCAATCTACCTAATAATAAAGTAGTATAAGCTACCTCATTCTCATGTTTGCACTCACTAAATACTAAATCAATTGATTGAGATAGTTTTTCTAACTTGATTGCTTCTTTACATAGAGAAGCTAATTGATCTCTTCTACCGTCAGTTATACCTAGTACAACTGATAAATCTGTTGACTCATCATTAATGATGGACAACTTGAACACTCTATTAGTGTTATAATTCTTTTTTCTGAATAATTTAAACATGACCAAATGTTTTATTTGTTTATACTTCTTTTATCTATCTCAATTACTACTATTGCTATCAATAACACAACTGTTATTGAGCAAGTTATTACAATTAGTGTTTCCATATCAGTCTTCTATTGTAAATTCTAAACACATAATTGCATAAGCAATTTCATTCTTGATGTACTCTTTTACGTCCCAAGATGCATTCAATGCATCAACATCATTTAGACTCTCTCTTAGACTTTTCAGTTCCTCTGCCATTTTCTTTTTCTTTATTGTATTTAACTAACCTTTCCATGATTTTCTGGTTCATAGATTGACCATTATCTTTTTCATTACTCATTTATCTTTGATATCAATATAACCTACAATGCAACCTAAACCAGTTATTGCAGATACAGTATATACCATTTCTGCTTTACCTACTGGTTCCCAATTACAATCAAATGCTTTAAAAAGACATTTAAATTCTCCTACTATAGCAGCTACTGTTAAAGCAATTACTATTAATGTTCCTGCTTTCATACTATTTATTTTTAATAATTTCTATTAGTTTATCTATACAAGATGACTCTGCTTCTTCATAAGTTTTTAAAATATCAGAATTAAAAAACTTTTCATCAAATTTATCTATATAAAATCTATATGTACCTTTTGTTGCTTCTTTAAGATAAGAACAATATCCATATTCTTTTCTAAACCACTTGAAGACTTGTTGTTTAAGTGGTACCTTAGCACAATTTTCTATACCTAAGTATGTTTCACAATAGCCTTGTCTAAATAGATTACCTTCCTGATTAGAATACCAACCAAAACAAGGTTCATCAAAACCTAACTCTTTAAGAGCTAAAGCTTGATTATAATTTACAAATTCCTGAGTCATAGTGTATAATATTCAGTTAATTTACATACTGGTACAGTAACAAAACCTGTACTTATTTCTCTATGTTTAGGAAATATTATACCTGCCTTTAACAAAGCATCATATACTCCTTTATTTTCTGAATAGTCTTTTATAGCTATTTCATCTGAGTCAAGACCATCAATGTTAGTTGTAGCAACTACTACCGGCAATCCATCTTCTAAATCTAATAATCTGACTGCTAGATTACCTGTACCATATTTTTGAATCATTACATCACACTTAAATCCCGCAAACTCTACCATTATTCCTCAATTATTATTGTTGTACCATATTTATCATAGTGTCTCAAGCGCACTAACTTATACCTTAATCTTTCTACTTGACTATATATCTCATCTGATTTCCAATAGTCTTCATTTCTTACAGTTCTCCAATCTTCTAAATCAAATCTTGATGTAATAGTTTTGAACTCTTCTTCATCATTGCTCATGTATAGTAATTTGGTTTCTTAATATATCATTTTCAAGCATGACTAATTCAATAGCCATGCATAATTCACCTACAGTAGTACAGTTAACTATCTCAGTAAACGGTAACCTACCTATTGTATAAGTAATACTAAAATTCATTTATATCTAGCATTAAACATTTCTTGAGTAACCTCTTCATAAGAGATACCTTCATTAAATGCTATTTCATTTACATACTCATCATTTTCTGGATTATGTATATCATCAGCATCATACTGATCTGTTGTGGTATGATCTCTACCTAACAACATTATTAATATCAATATCAGTTTCATAATTCTTGTATTTGTTTCATAAACTCAGTTACTTGTTCAGGTGTTAAGTGACCTTCTACATTATTTGTAACAGGTGTGTCATAACATATTTCTGAATACTCCATTTCTGGAGTCATTCTGAGTACTGCAATTTCATACAGTCCTTGTTTACCACCATAACTATATGGTCCTCTTATTACAGAGATACCATAATGATTTGGATACAATTCAAAAGCATGTTCTCCCATTTCATCATGCTCAAATTCTAAGTCTTTAAATTCTTTCATCTTTTCAGTTTTAATTTCAGTTAAAATTATAATCTTCTTCTTGTTGTTCTTTATCATATTCAAGTTTAATCTTGTATTTTATATATTCATATAATTCACGGTTATTAAACTCAAACATTCTTGCATCTTCTGCTAACTTAGCTTGTTTTGCCATCATTAACATATTTGCTAATTCTTCAATGGTGTATTCACATGCTTGTTTTGCAGGTCTTTCAGTACTAATATAAACCTTTGAGTTAGGGTTTGTATCTATACCAATCATTGCTACTAATTCAACAATAGTTGTATTTTTTAGCGTATTAAATCTAATTGCTTTCATAATTTTCAGTTTTAGTTTCAGTTAATAAAAAAGTACCTAACAATGGGGTATCTCATTGCTAGGATTAGTATATTTAGATCCCTCTTCAGGGTGAAGGTATAAGACTTTACTGACCCCTGTAAAGAATATAGAGCCTCACATAATGCGTCCATTACATTACAATCTCTACACCTAGTGTGTTTTACACCTAAAACTTTCAACTTTCTTTAACGTTTCTGAGCATCTATGCTTATTTATGTGCACGGCATAGACTCTAAGTTATATAGTTCTCAAGGTTATAATCCCATACATAAGTTCAATATCTTATGTTTTGACAGGGAAATGATGTACCTTCATTACACGATTTACACGTGCAGTATGATAACTTGAACTACTGTGATTGAAAGAAACTGGTGTCCTCAACATCTTGGAAAGAGTTAAGTTTTTTATAAAAAATGGGAACACTATGGTAGTTCCCAATTCACCCTATGGCTTCACCCACCCTAATTACACACGTGTAATAACTGGTACTCCAAGAGTTTCCCCCCATAGTTGTTGTACTCTTACAAGGTTCTAATCCTTGATACATATCCCGTTACTACACTGATAGCCTTTTATTGACTGTCTTCATAACTTAAGGGTTTAACTAATAAGTTTAACCTGTTTCAGAGGGTAATGCAACTATTGCATAAGAGTAAAATCACAAGCCCTCTTCAAGTCCTGTTAAGGATACTGTTGAGATACTACTCTTGTGATAAATCCAGTAGTGTGGATATTTCCCTCTGTACTCAGTTGTAATAGTCATAGATTTTTAAAGTTTCTCAGGCTTTATCATCTATTTCTTATTGTTTATGAGGTTATATACCAAGTTCTTTACACGTAGTTGAGCTACATACTTAGTTCTTGTAATGTATATACACGCAACAGCCCTCAATCTGATCCTTGACCCACCTTTCATTGGTGTCTAACAGACTATTACAACTGTCTACCCTTGGGAAGTAGAAATGGTACATTAACGAAGGGCTTGATTACCCCTTCTGACCGTTTAGCAGGTTGAAGCTTGCTCCTTATAAATCCTTCCCGTGCACAGAACAAGAAACTGGGGAGACGTTGTTTCTACTTTAGTACTCTCACAAGGTTGCAACCCTTGAATTACTTGCTTAGATGAGAGTAATTATCTTTAATCACTTGTCTTAATTCTTCATCTACCTTTCTAGTATATCTAATACTATCAAAGAACATGTATGTTTTTAAGACTGTACCTATTTCAGGTAACTCAGCAGCAACTAATTGTTCTACTGTTTCAATACCTAATATATTAAGTACTGTACTACTTCTTACTGTTAAGTCTTCCATTGTTTATATTTTTTAGTTGAATTAAAAACTACAATTCAGCATTCAGGAACCTTTAGATATCAATAAGGTATTCCAACTGAGTTTTACAGTGTATCTTTGCTGAACTGTAGTTAATGGTTTTATAAATTTTCAAAAATCTGGATACTATATACTGACCATTTAATGTTTAAGTTAATATATACCCATTTCATATAAGAAGGATGTAACTTACAAGCTTCTTCTACTGTAATATTAATTAGTGCAGGTTTATTACTAAACCAACATTTATCCCATGGTCTAGTTCTTCTTCTTGTACCATAGTTACCTTTATCATTTTTCATATCAAAGTCTTGAAACTCTGGTCTTGCCTTATACTTTATGTATCTAAGGTCTTGCTGAGGAGGTTGTGCTCCAAATGTCATTGTTGAGATTTTCATAGTTGTATATTTTAGTTGAATTATTATTAAACCCGATTTAATGTCTATAATACTATTACTCTTTATATAAGTAATACATAACATAATACTATAACTAGTGTATTTATAGTGTAAAGAGTATAGACTAGTGTATTTAGCTATATAATTTATTATATGTATAGCTGTATCAGTCATTTAGCTGACCGACTTAAAGTGTTAGTTTAGGTGATAGTTTTTCTGTCNANCNCATTCTCACCCTCTAACACGTATAATTTATATATATACCCAAAAGTTAACTGACTGATTATCAATATCAAAGTCTACTTGTTACACACGGTGGAGACCGCTGTGTATAATAATCATATTGATTATGTACTACGGGATAGTACTGTCAATTTGATTATAATGATATCAATATGCTGTTAATATATACTTAATGCATCTGACTGAGTATATATGTACTGTAATAACACAATAAAAAACAGTATACTCACACCAATTAAGGCATAAGTATACTGTATAAGGGGACTAGAACTCTACATCTAGGCTTTTAGCCACAGGCTTGAAAGTCATACTAGATACTTTCTCAGCACCTTGACCCGCATGGTGTAGCATCCAACTAGCCTCTCCGTCTTCAGGACTAAACCAACTAACTACTAAGTCATCAGATAGACTAGTAATATCATTAGCAATACGGAAAGTTATTCCCGTATCTGTTGTACCAAATAGTTTACCTGTCTTTGGGTTCTTCAATATCTCTATTGAAGATAGACCGTTAACAGATGCGAACTTGTTGATAGACTGTGTTTTTGAAAATGTGCTCATAATAATTAATTTTTAGTGTTAAACAATTTATATCAATTTCAGTTCTAAAATGGTAAAAGCTGCGTAGCAAAAAAATAATAAACCTCTACCAATCAAGGTAGAGGAATATAATTAGAACTCGTGCAATGTAGCAGGAGCTTTTGCAAAGGACATAGAAGATACAACCTCTGCACCCGCACCTTTCTTATGCAACATATAAGATGCATCACCGTCTTCAGGTGAAAACCAGGATACCTGCAAATCTGTAGTTAATTCTTGGATGTCTTTAGCAACACGGTACGTGTTACCTAAATCATCTACCAAGAAATTAGAACCTGTTTTAGGGTTCTTAAGGATATTCAACTCTGAAATACCTTGTTTCTCTGCGAATGCAGAAATGCTAATTGTTTTTGAAAAACTGCTCATAACTCAAATTTTAAATAGTTAATAAATATATCAATGTCAGTTTTAAAATGGTTAAAGCTGACGCAGTCAAAAAAAAAAGAATGGGTATAACCCACTCTTGTTATTCATTATTACTGATATACTCACGCAATAAATGAACGTGACCCATTAGAGCATCGTGATATCCTTTAATGTAGCCAGTTTCAAATGGATCATTAGTAGTATCTATATGCGAAATCATTGACTTAGCATCATTTTCAAGATCAGCAATTATACTGTTTATAAGTTCTGTATTCATAATCTTTAGTTTTAATTAATATTATTAATAGTTAAAAAATGGTAAAAAATAAAGGGGATGTTATTCCCCCTTAATATTTATATGTCTTTAAACATAGCAACTAAGTCAGCATGGTCATCATTACCATTACTATTCTCTAACTTAGGTAACTTAGGTAAGTTAACGTCTTTACCTGAATATGCATACCAATCTATTGAACCACAACCTGAGCTTTTACTATAGGTCTCTATGACATATTTCTCAAGCATTTTCCATATATCATTACAATACATACCTGTTACTTTATGATATCCATCAATAGTAAGGCCATCAAATCTTGGTACATAACCCATAGTATTCCATGAGTAACCATCTTCAAGTATTCTAACTTTTTCTGCAACAAATGTGATAACAGGAAAAGGTATAGTAGCTTCTACCTCAATCTTTTTTTTATACGTTATTGTTTTCATAATCTTTAATTTAAATTAATATTATTATTAGTTATAAAATGGTCCCCAAAGGGGTAAATAGTGTGCATCATTTGACACACACTATTTTAAACACACCTTGAGTATATCCATTACTCATCAGTTGCTTCTTCTTCCAAAGGGCTAATGCCTTAGAAGGAAACACAAAACTCTCTAAGAGTCTTGTGTTATTGTGGTACTCAAGCCTGTACAACGGATATGATTTTACTACCATCAATCTCAGTATATTCAGTGAACATATCAAAATAGTGGTTAGCATAATTATCCGCATTCATACAACGGCAGGTAACTTTCTGCTCTTCAGGTGAACCATAGAATGAATATGTTAATTCACCCATAGTAAATGAACCCGCATATAACCAACCTCTCTTGATACCACGCATTAAATGTGTACTGTTTAATGCTTTTTCCAATGCTAATCTAATCTCTTCCATAATATATAATTTAATGACAGTTAAAAAATGGTTAAAAAAAGGGGGAATTACCCCCTATTGTTAAAACAAACTAATCTCTGCTTGATTAAGTTCTTCCTGTATTTCATCAGTTACAGGTATGCTAAATACTATATGTCCTGAACATACGTCCATAACATTATCTTTAACATAAAACCCAACACCTGAAGTACAACTGTCTCCATCATCAAGCAACATAACAGTACAAGAATAATGATCCCAACCTACATAATCTGTATCAATGAAGATTGTACCTTCTTTGTATACTGTTTTATGTAGTGATTTAACCTCTCCTGTTACTGTTTCACCAAAGTTATCAGAACCTTGGTTAAATGCTTTTATAGCAATTTCACTTAAATTTTTCATAATAAATAGTTTTAATGACAGTTAAAAAATGGTTTATTAAAAAAAAGAATAACAAGTTAAACATAAAGCTCTCCTTTTTGGAACTTTTTGCATCATTTCTCTACTTGACTTGCAAGCTTGTCAGTGCACCAAGGTGTACAAGCTTCTTGTAGAGAACAAACATTTAACTGTGTTATTCAATATGAGTTATAAAATGGTTGACTAAAAGAGAGATGACCTCTCCTTTCTTTAGAAAGGGAGATCATCATCATCACACGGATAAGTCATATCCGCTTGTTCTATCATCCAAAGAGCAAAGGCTTCTTGCTCTTCAAAGATGAAGTCAGAGAGTTCTTGGTAGAACTCTCTTTCCATACGAGTGTATTCATCTTGTGTCATAATATAAAGTATTAAGTTATAAGGAGTTATAAAATGGTAAAAAAAGGGGTATAATACCCCTTATTTAATCTTAACAAAGCCAAATTCTAACCATCTTTTAATAAAGTCAGTACTGTATGTATTTTTATCAGTAATAATCTCACCTGTAGTTCTATTGTTATTGGCTTTTATAATAACCTCTTCTCTGTCTTTAAAAACAAGTATATTTCCTTTTTTCATAATAATAAGTTTTAATTATAGTTATAAAATGGTGACAAAAAAAGGGGAATAATCCCCTTAATTAATTTTCACTCCAAAACTCTAATATATAATTACCACATATATCTTTTCCCATTCCTCCATATAATTCATATAATTCCTCAACAAAATATTTTTCTCTATCTATTTCATTATTACATTCATCATATATAATTTTATTATACCACATAATCTTTAAATTTAAGTTAATATTAATAACAGTTATAAGATGGTCACAAGAAAAAAACATAAGAGCCATTAGGCTCCTATGTTGTTATTAACTCCAACCTTTATACTTCTTCAAGTATTCAGGTGTATATTTTTCTGAGTCAGGGGTCCTAATGCCTCCGAACCAAAAGATAAATCCTATTACACTGAAGCAAACGCACAGTGTTGGTAGCATCTCTAGGTATGCTTCCACAGCACCACCTAGAAATACACATGATACAAAGATCATGTATCTAAAGTAATTAGTATATTTCATAGCAATTAATTTTAATTAAAGTCAGTTCTAATATGGTCTATCTTGCGTAGCAAGCATAGGGGGTACCACCTCCGGGCTGAGGGGGTGGGGGTGTTGTAGGGAGGGTCCACCTCCTTCTCTTACATACATCATCCCCAAATTCCGTAGTCCCTCTCTTAATGTATTTCACTCAGGAAGAATTACCGGGGAATGTTATCTGGTATCAGTAATTATATATATATTTGTACTGTATCATAAAAACTTATGTTAGGTAAGAAGATCCTCAGACTCCTGTCTGGGGATTTTGTTTTATATTTGTATTTTAAATATGTTATGATGAAATTATATACAGAGAGACCAAGAACTATTGAGGCTATGCAATATGATGGTACAGAGAAAATGGCAATTGAGATTGCTGGTATGAAAAACTTTGAAGGTATGCTAGATTATAAACAGAAAAAGTTTTCTACTTTATGGATTGAGATAGGGGGTAAAGAATTTAAAGTTGACCGGGGGGACTATCTTATACAAGACTGGGAAGAGCAGTTCTCTATAATGTCTGAAAAAATATTTGAAAAATTTTATAAAGAATTGGTATAAAATACTTATCTTTATATCCGTAATGTAGATGTTTACGGTTCATTTATTTTATTTAATTGATTGATGGTTATAAAGCTCTGAATTAAAAACTCAGGGCTTTGTTTTTTTAAAGAGATAGCATGGCAGTATTTGATGGACAGTATAAAAAGATATTAGAAGAAATCTATTATGGAGGATATAAGTATCAGGATCCAAATAGAAAAGGAGTTGAGAGGATAGAGATATCCATGATCAATCTTTATTGCAGACCTAGTATTGGGTTTCCTGCATTGACTACTAAAGAGGTTTATTTTAAAGGAGCAATAGCTGAGTTGATATTCTTTATGTCTGGTTCTACTGATATAAGGAAGCTTTGGGAAATGGGTGTTAGATTCTGGGATAAGGATTGGGCACACTTCCATAACTATTCAGAGGCTGCAGCAAATTATTTATATGAAGGTTGGAAATCAAATAAGGAAGACTACAAGGATGCATCTGTATCAAAAGTTTATGACATGGGTAAGATCTATTCTCATCAGTGGAGAAACGCCAATGGAGTTGATCAGTTATATAAGCTTGTTTCTTCCATGATTAAAACTCCTATGTCAACATCATTAATCGTTAACTCTTGGAATCCCGCAGATCTTCCTGATATGTGTTTGCCTCCGTGTCATTATTCTTTTCAGATTATATGTCAACCTGTAAAAGATACTTACACATTCAATCTTGTATGGAGTCAAAGGTCTACAGATTTTTTCTTGGGTACTCCCGTTAACATAATGTTCTATGCAACCCTTGCTCAAGTGTTAGAGATAATGACGGGATATAAATGTGCAGCAGTTATTGGAGAGTTAAAGAATGTCCATATATATGATAACCAAATTGAGGTAGCTAAAGAGTTAATGTTTAGAGATCCTGAATTATATGGAGAAAGTAAACTTGTAATTGATAAATCTAAGTTTAAACTTTTTTTAGATAATCCTTCAACTTTAAACTTTAATAGTGTAATAAATTCACTATCTTTACAGGACTTTAGTTTGGTTGGCTATAACAGTTATCCAAAGTTGAAAGTAGAAATGTTAAGTTATAATAAAAAACAAGAATCATGAGTACAGCATTTAAGAGCCTAAAAGGACGAAGAGTATTGGTTAATCAACCAGAGATGAAAGAGTCAGCTATCCAATTGAGTGAAGCAGACAAAGCACACATTGAACAAGAGTCAATGAAACAGTGGACACGTTTAGAAGTGTTTGCAGTAGGTGAAGAAGTTAAAACTGTAACAGCAGGTGATTCAGTTTATATTTCAGTTGCAGCAATTAAAGGAGCAGAAGTTATTGAAGTAGATAAAACTATCAAGCTTATGCTTAGTGAGTATGACGTTGCAATTGTTTGGTAAGATGAAGCCTTTAGTTTGTGATGATTATAAAAGGATGGTTGGAAAACCTGAGACAACAAGTACATATAAAAAGAGTTTGAAAATTATGGCTGAGATTGCTGCAAATAAAAACCAAGAAATGTATAATGATTATATCAGGAAAACTACACCAAGTCCTTATGTAGGAAAAGATCCTTTTGCAGGAAAAAAACCTACAGCAGTAAACTTACCTAGTACCGCACTAAGACCTTCTCATTATGGAGGAGCTGATAGTACTTATGAAGTATTCAATGTACTTGAAGCATGGAAACTAGATAAAGACTTTTACTTAGGTAATGTAATTAAGTATATTGCAAGAGCAGGTAAAAAAGATGCTACTAAAGAATTAGAGGATCTGCAAAAAGCTGAAGTGTATTTAAAAAGAAGAATTGCTGAACTGAAAAAATGAAATGTTTGTTGCTTGTATTATTATTGTGTTCCTGCGCTCCCCGTATTATTGGTCCTAACTATAATCAAGGTAGGACTCACAATTCTGATCTAGGTAATAGAGAAAGAACTGTAATGGCAGAGGATGCAAGAATGAAAAATACAATGATAAAACATAGACAACAGGCAAGACGTGGTTTAGTTAAAACAAAAAAAGTTAGAAAAAAGAAAGGTAAAAGGTTTATTAATTAAAATATTATATCTAATATTGCAACTCCTTTTTTGTTCTCAGTTTTTCGCTGGCTGAAGATTTCCCAATAAGTTAATTCTTATTGGGATTTTTTATTTATATTTGCACTGTATCATGCAATACTTACTAGATGAGTTAGGTAAGGAAATCCCGGATAATTAATCTGGGATTTTGTTTTTATATTATTATTATGTATATTATATTATATAATTAAATATAAAAATAAAGTCATGGATATTTTAAATATTATTTCTTGGGTAAAAGGTAAACGTCAAGTAACCTCTGTAGATCCAACTAAATCTCTTATACCAGTAGGAATAAAAGATGACCGCAGAGATGATGGTTACTTAACAGGTGTAATAACCGTTGAAGATTTGTTAGCTGCATCAGCATCAGCAATAGGAGTTAATGGTACATCATTATATTCTACTACTCCATTAGCTGGACCAGTAGGTCCTGATAATAATATTGTATTAGGTGACCAAGCAGGAACTGGTAGTGCAAGTACTGCGTATAATTCAAACTTTTTAGGGCAAACTGCGGGCTATGATAGCAATAATGTTGGGCATTCAAACTTTTTTGGGACAGCTGCAGGAAAAAATTCAAATGTTAACCTATCTAATTTTTTAGGTTATTATGCAGGACACAATGCAACTAATGCCAATTATTCTAACTTTTTAGGACCACAAGCAGGACAAAATGCAACTAGTGCCGACACTTCTAACTTTTTAGGTGTATATACTGGTTATGCTGCAACTAATGCATTCTTTTCAAATTTCTTAGGGTCTCGTGCTGGGTTTCAGGCTGCTAGTGCTTATTTTTCTAACTTTATAGGGGTGGATGCTGGAAGTGGTGCAACTACCGCAAACACTTGTAACTTCTTAGGAAAAGAAGCAGGAATGAACTCTACAGGTGATAATGTAAATGCATTTGGTTATCAAGCACATAAAGGAGGAACACTATCAGGACAAACAGTTTTTGCTAATGGTTCTTTACCTTCTTATACAAATAGAACTGCAGCAACAACCGCTATCAGTATTCCTAATGGAGCTGTATCAGGAAGTACATACTTATATTATAATCAAACAACTTTTGCCATAGAGGCAGTAAGACTTTAATAAATAAATAAAAACATATTATGAAAATCACATTTGAAACACCAAAAGAAGTAGTTATAGTTCAAGAGTTAAAAAGAACTATTGAAGAAATAACAATTGAAGAAGTTATAGATAGCAACTCTAGAAAAGAAGTAAAAGCATATACGCAAGAAGTAGGTGTCTTAGTTCTATGGACTGGAGATGCATATGATGCAATTGGTGAATGGACTGATGCAGATGTAGTTACTAGAGTAAAAGAACTTTATAAATAAATTTAATTAAACTACCACAGATAAAATAAGTCTGTGGTATTTAAATATATATGCATTATGGACATTTTAAATTTTATTTCCTGGATTAAAGCAAAGCGTGTAACTACTACACCTCCAGATGGATCTCTAATTGCAGTTGGTGCACCATCAACTAAAAGAGATGATAAGTATCTTACTGTAGCAATGACATTAAATGATGCAGTACAATCAGGTAATATTGGTAATACTAAACATTATGAGTTAGACATGGCAATTACTAATACTGTAACAGTAGATACTCCCCGTGGTATTATTGATGTTCTTAATACAGGAACACTACCTTTTCTTCCTGATCCAGCTTATGGTAGTTCAGTATTTTTCTTAATTGATAATTTAGATTTAGATCTTACTTTAGCTAATAGAGATAATATATATGTACAGTATTCTGTATATTACAGCCAAGTTTTTGGTGATAATGCTATTCCACATTTAATTGCTTCAGGAGTTTCAACTGGATTAGGATTTCAGCTTTATAATGCTAATCCTGCAATAGCTGATGCTAATAACTGGGATGGTGAGTTGTATGTATATTATGAATTATATACAATTAATTAATAAATAAATACCACAGATATACTATATCTGTGGTATTTTAATATATAAAAAGCTATGTTAAATAATATAACAAACTATACTAACCTTATTAATAAAAGAAAGGTTAGAACACTATTAGAAGCAACAGACTTGTTCACGGTAGGTGTAAGAGATGCAAACTTCTATGGTAATTACCAACCAGCATTAATAACTACAACTGATTTAGTTAGTAGTGTTGCTAGTTTATTACCTCCAACTACTCCTACATGGGGATCTATTATTGGTAACATTAATACTCAAGGTGATTTAATATCTTTATTAAACGCTAAACAGGATGATATTACATTAACTACTGTAGGATCATCTGGTGCAGCTACGTTAATTGGATCAACTTTAAATATTCCTAACTATGCTGGAGGATCCTTACCTTATTGGTTAGAATATGATGGTACAGATCTTACTATTTGGAATAACGGTAAAGGTAATATTGCAACTAATACTTCATATGGTCAATATGCCCTTAATAGTAATACAACAGGATATAGTAATACTGCAGTTGGTGTATCAGCATTAAGAAATAATACTACAGGTGCCACTAATATTGCAGTAGGTTTTGAGGCATTAAAAAATAATATAACTGGAACTTTTAATGTTGCTATTGGTGAATCTTCATTAGCAAATAGTAATAATGCAGCATCACAAAATATTGGAATTGGTGCTTATTCTTTGTACGATAATACAACTGGTTTTGATAATCTTGCAGTAGGTATAAATGCACTTAGAAATAATAATGCGGGTAGGCAAAATATTGCATTTGGTACTAATTCATTAGTAAATAATACAACGGGTATTAATAATATTAGTATAGGAACAACTTCATTAAATAATAATACAACTGGTCTAGGAAATATAGCAGTAGGAGTTAATTCTTTGTTTTATAATACAACTAATAGTGCTAATACTGCAATAGGTCATGAATCATTAAAAAATAATACAGCTGCATTAAATACAGCAGTCGGTTATCAATCATCTTTCTTTAATACATCTGGAACAGAAAATACTACAATAGGTTTTAGTTCAGGATTAAGTACAACTACAGGAAGTTATAATACTGCACTTGGTGCTTATTCATTATATTATAATACTACGGGTAGTGAAAATGTAGCAATAGGTACATCAGCATTGTACAATAATACAACTGGTTTTTTTAATATTGGTTTAGGGATTTTATCACTTGGAGCAACAACTACAGGATATGAAAATATTTCAATTGGTAATTTATCATTACGAAATAATACTACAGGTAATAATAATATAGCTGTAGGTCATCAAGCATTGTATAGAAATACAACAGGTAATACAAATATAGCAATTGGTAATTTCTCATTAGACTCAAATACAACAGGATTAGGTAATTCAGCATTAGGTCAGGGTTCATTAAGTGGTAATATTACAGGTAGTAATAACGTTGCTATTGGAGAAGCTGCAGCAGCATTTAATACTACTGGTAATAATAATACTAGTGTTGGTGTACAGGCATTGTTATTTAATACAATAGGGAATGATAATACTGCTCTTGGAAAGTCTGCTATGTATTCAACAACTACAGGAATTGGCAATACAGCTATAGGTGCAGGAGCATTAAATAATAACACAATAGGACAACAAAATACAGCAATAGGTAGTGGAGCATTAACAAATAATATTACAGGAACTAATAACATTGCTATAGGAAATACAGCTGGAACAACAAATGTATCTGGTAATAATAATACTATGATTGGTGTTGCTACACTTTCAGGTAACTTTAGTGGTTCAGTAATATTAGGTTTTGGAGCAGCTGCTACAGCAGCTAATCAATTTTCAGTAGGATCAGCAGGAACAAATGCAGGTTCAGTAACATCAGAAGTTAACACTTCTTCAAATGTATGGAATGTAGTAATAAATGGTGTAGCAAGAAAAATTTTATTAGCATAATAATTAACTTAAAAATAAATAAAAATGGATATTTTAAATTTTATATCATGGATCAAAGGTAATCATGTAGTAAATACAGTTGATACCTCAAGAACACTTATACCATTAGGATTAAAAGATGCAAGAAGAGGTGATGGATATTTACCTGGTGCAATATCAGTAACTGATTTCTTAGATTTGGTACCAGCTCCAGTTCCTCCAACTGATGCTTTAGGAAACACGTTTGTTGGTGAAGATGCTTTTGCAAATAATGTTAGTGGGTCAGCAAATGCTTTTTTTGGATGGAGAGCAGGTTATACAGGGACAAATCAAGTCTACAATACTGGAATTGGAAGAACTGCATTACATTCTAATACAACAGGTTCTGAAAATACAGCAATTGGTGTTAATTCATCATACAATAATATAAATGGAATTGGTAATGCTTCAGTTGGAAATAATTCTTTGTATTTTAATATCAGTGGTAATAGTAATTCATGCTTAGGAATTTCAACATTATTTTACAACACAACTGGACAAAAAAATATAGCTATCGGTGAAAATTCATTATATGCAAATACAACAGGTCAGTATAATATTGCAATCGGTGCATCTGCTGGAAACAGTAATACAACAGGTCAGTTTAATATTATGATAGGATCTGATATTGATAATCAAAATTATAATAATTGTATAATATTAGGAAAACAAGCTCAAGCAACAGCTAATAATCAATTTGTAGTAGGATCTTCTGGAACTAATGCAGGTACAATTGCTACTGAAGCACTAACACCTACAGTATCTTGGACAGTAAAAATCAATGGTGTTGATTATAAAATACCATTACAAATAGCATAATAAAAAATAAATATATTAACTTTACAAAAAACAAATATCATGGAATTAGAATTAACAGCAGAGCAAGTAGCAAAATCAGTATCAGCAGCATATGATAGTGTAGCATTATTAAATGAGTTAAAAGCTAAAGAGTCTTTAACTATAGAGGAAGTAGATACACAAAGACGTAATGAAGAGCACATCAGAATTATGATGGGTAAAGAATGGTTTGTAGGTGGACTTACTAAAAAACAAGTAACTGAATTGCAAGCAATATGAAAACAGAAGATGCAAAACAAGTAGTTGAACAAGCTTTAAATCAAGCATTCCTTAAAGGAGCATTTAGTTTACAAGATGCAGCTATGATCACACAAGCATTAGGAGTTCTATTTGCAGAACCACAACTAGTTCAAGAAAACTAAATTAAGAGCCACAGAGATGTGGCTTTTCTTTTTATATTTGTATATATAGAAAGTTTTCTGTATATTATTATATATAAATCAATTATTATGTCTGTAGGAAATTTAAAAACATACGGTGGTAAAGGAACAAACATGCCATGGCAATTAAAAATGCTATTTGGTCAAGAGTGTGCATGTGATAACCTTACTGATATTAACACAAATACAAGTAATGTAGATTCATTACTTAACCAAATACTTGCAGCAATACAGGCGGGAGCTGATTATGAAGCAGCTCTTGTACTTGATGCTAATGATGTAACTTGGTTAGAGATAAGACTTTATAATGCTGGTACGGGAACTTTTGATCCACCAGTTTATTATCTTGCAGGAACAAATACTCCAGGTACACCAGTTGCACCAATAACGTATATTAATCCTAATAGTTATTTATCTCAAATAGTAAGTAATACATCAGCTGTTAGTAGAACACCTAATTATATTAGAACATTTGTAGCAGGTACAGTTGCTCCAATAACATATAGCTTTTCTATAGCAAATGTAGGATCAGCTAATGGAACTTTTTTAGGTGCTCCTATTAAACCAGGAGAATCAGTAAGTTTTGGATCTGATGGTATTAATAATTATTATGCTGCTTCTACATTTACATATGACGGAACAGGTACTGAATTACTTATTACTTATAATACATAATACTATATACTAATGAGTACAGAAATTAATATAAAGAAAAAATTAGCAATTCTAGATGAAGGTGTAAGTGTAACTACAGACGCAACTAGTATTGATTTTGTAGGTGCTGGTGTTACTGCAGCTACAGTAGATGGTGATGTTACAATTACTATTCCAGGAGGTGTAGGATCTGTTACGGCTACTGCACCAATACAATCATCTGGAGGAACAACACCAGCTATTAGTATGGCACAATCATCAGCAACAGTAGATGGATATTTATCTTCTTCTGACTGGTCAGTATTTAATGCAAAACAAAATGCAATTACTCTTACTACTACAGGAACATCAGGAGCCGCAACATTAGTTGGTAGTACATTGAATGTACCTAATTACGCAACCAGTACAGGTGGTATATGGGGAATAGCAAATGCAAGTGGTGTTTATACTTATTATGCAACATGGGCTTTAGCGGTTGCATCTGCGACAAGCGGTCAATGTATTGAATTATTTGCGGATATTACTGAAAATGCAGTAGGTTACACGTTAAAAAATGGTGTTAATATTAACGGTAACGGACATACAATTTCATTCTCAATAGTTGACGGATTTATTGCTACTTCTTCACCTACTATTTGTGAAATAAATAACATAGTAGTTAATCAAGCTACAGCAAGTGTTTCTGGTTTATATATTAATGCTACTGGCTCAATAATTGGCGGTAATGCAACATTTAATAGTAATAACGCTTCATCTTATGGTGTATATGGTCGGCTCGTGACTAGAATCTATGGATTTACGTGTAATGGTTATACTCCTATATTTACATCAAGTACAATTTCCCCAAATGCGGTAATAGATAATATTTATGTAGACTCAATTGGGGGTTCAGCCATAACAACTGGAACTTTATCAAATTCTATCATTAAATCAAATACTGCTGGTGTTTCTCCTGTTGGATTATGTTATACAATTAATAACTGTTATATATATGCTAATGGTGGGAGTGCAATTGCTACTACTATTGCAATTGAGGTAAACAACTCTACATTAATATCAGTTACTTCAAGAGTATTAACAGGTTCTGCTGGAGTATTTACACTTAATAATTGTTATGTAAAAACTTCAGCTGGAGATATAGGAATTGGAACATTTAATAATTGCACAATATTATCATTAATTAACCCAATAAATTTTTACATGGCAAGTGGAATATTTAATAATTGTACAATAACCGCAAATGCTTCAGCTGTTTTTTCATTATTGGGTAGTGGAAGTATCAATAATTGCAATGTTATTTGCAACTATAATAACGCTGGAGGTCATGGATTCTATTATTCAACTTGCTCTGTTAATAATTCAATTATTCAATTAGCTAATTCGGGGGCAACAGCTTTTACAAGTGCTGGGGCAATTACTATGTATTTAGCGAATAATTCAATAAAAGGCTCAACAAACTTTAAAAATGCAAATGTAACAAACGGTCAAACAAATACAGCAGATGCACAAGGAAATGTAATTTTACAATAAACTAATTAATAAATAAAAATATGGAAACAGTAGAAATAGGACAGATAATTGCACAGTTGAAAATGACTGAAAACATGAGAATCATCACTCAAGATTTAAACGGTAATAACGTGAAAGTCTTAGTGTGGGAAGACTTTACAGTTGAGGAACAGGCACAATTGGTAGCTTGTGTAAATATGATTGAATCAAAATAAATATAAAAAATTATGGCGGTAGTAACAGTTTCGGGTAATCCCGTAGTAGGTACTAAATACACAGTAACTACAGCATCAAGTGCTGATTGGGCTTCTGTATCAAATAGTACATATTTCTTTGATTTAACAGATAAATTAGTTCATTATAAAGACTCAACAGGAGCTATAATTGAATTATTTGGAGCAGCTGGTGGTTTAACATATTTTACAGAAGCACAAAGTACAGCTTCACCAAATGCTACAGTTAACGTAGATTCATTAACAGCTATAGCTGGTACTACTGATGCGGATTTAGCAATTATTCCTAAAGGAACAGGAGCTTTATTAGGACGTGTTCCAGACGGTACAGCAACTGGAGGAAATAAACGTGGCGCAAATGCCGTAGATTTTCAAACATATATTGACCAACCCGACCACGTAGCAAGTGGAAACTATGCAGTTGTTGTTGGCGGTCAAGGAAATAAAGCCACAGCAATTAATAGTACCGTGGCGGGAGGGTATTACAATAATGCTACGGGTCAATATAGCACAGTTATTGGCGGTTTTGGCAATAGTTCTATCGGTTCATTTTCTGTTACTGGTGGTAGAGATAACATTGCTAGAGGTACAGATGTAATGCTGGGTGAAGGGTGCTCAACCGTTAGTAGCTTAAATCACAACACCGCTATTGGTTATTATAATGTAATTACGGGTGGATACCATTCAGTTGCGTTAGGTGGATATAATTCATGTACAGGACAGATTCACGTAGCTTTAGGCGATAGTAACACTCTTACAGCCCCTTACGGATCAGTTGTTTTAGGTATTAATTGTTTAGATAATGGTTATAGTCGTTTTGTATATGGTAATCAAGGGTGGGTTAAGGGTGATACTCAAAGCTCAAAAATAGTTTTAAATAGAAGAACAACAAATGCAACTCCAACGCCTTTAATTATTCAAACACCTAATGGGTCGGGTGAAGCAACAAATAATCAATTAACGCTAAAAGATAACAACGTATTCAGAGTTAAAGGTTCTATAACAGGTAAACAAAGTGCTTCAACTAACGTGGGAGTTTGGGATATAGATTGTGTAATAGTAAGAGGAACAACCGCCGCATCAACAGTTATAGCAGGCACACCAACGGTTTCACTTGTTGTAAATACAGGTTCTTTTGGAAATCCAACTTTAACTGCAAACACAACATTAGGGTGTTTAACAGTTACAGTTATAGGTCTTGCATCGACTAACGTTCAATGGACTTGTGTAATTGACACTTGTGAAGTTATTTACGCATAATAAAATTATATAACAATGGGAGTAAATAGTAATCAATATCTTCAAGGTATAAATCAAACAACAGGAACAGGTGTTCCGTCACATTCAGCGGTTGCTGGAGATAGATATACAGATACAGCAACAGGTATTACTTATCAATATACTACAAGTTGGCAAACTGTATCTTATAGTGCAGGCGGTTTAACGTACTTTACCGAAGCACAAAACACAACAGCACCTAATGCTACTGTACCTGTAGATAGTTTAACTGCGGTTACAGGTACTACTAATGGTGACTTTGCAATTATACCAAAGGGTGCTGGAGCTTTAATAAGTCAAATTTCAGACGGAACAGCTACAGGTGGGAATAAAAGAGGTGCAAGAGCTGTAGATTTTCAAAGAAGTAGGACTGGAGCTTCTCAGGTTGCAAGTGGTACTGATTCAGCAATATTAAGTGGTATTAATAACGTTGCTTCAAGTACATATTCAGTAGTTTCTGGTGGTAGTGGTAACTCAGCGTTAGGGCAATATAATTTCGTTTTTGGTAGAAATGGATATGCTACTGGTGATTATGTATTTGAGTTTGGAAACAATGGTGGAGGTACAGCAGGCGGTGGTTTTGGTTTTTTATCTGCATCAACAGCAGGCAATGCTACTTCATTTAATGGTACAGCAACTGGAACTGGCTCTTTTGCTAAAAATGGAGTTGCTTCAGGCAACGGAGCTTTTGTTGCTGGCGGCGTTAGTAACGGTGCAAGTGGTATAAATTCATTTGTAACAAATGACACTAATTCCGCAAGTGGAAAATATTCAGCTTGTTTTGGTGTTTATGGATCAACAAAAGGTATTGCTTCAAGAATATCACTAGGTACTTTACAAGATATAGGACCATATTTGCAAGGTAATAGTCAAGTATCAACAGGAGTTGTAGGCACCCAAACATCAACAAATACAGCAATTAGTTTACTTGTTTATAATGGAACAGCAATTGCTTTACCTTTACAAGATAATGAAGCAATAAGAGTAAAGGGTTCAATTATTGGAAAACAGTCAGCAACTACAAATGTTACAAGTTATGACTTTGATTGTGTAATTGTTAGAGGAACAACAGCAGCTAGTACGGTAATTAAAGTAAATAACATGAATTTAGTTTGGGATGATATAGTTTGCACAGTTTTACCAACATTAACAGCGGACACTACAAATGGTGGTTTAGACATTAAATCAGGAGGTAAATTAACAACAACAATTAAATGGAGCTGTAGAATAGACAGCACAGAATCAATTTTAGCATAATAATTAGTAACTTTATAAAAAAAACAATATGAAAATTAAAACATTAGTACCAGTAACGTATAACAACGGAATAGCAGGTCAAGAAACAGGATTAGTAACAGGAAATCTACAAGCTTGTAGTCAACAATTAAGATTTGGATTTGATTCTCAGTATATGTTTGAATATGCATCAGAAAGCGGTCAAACAATTGCTAACAATATGTACCCAGTTAGTGCTGAAGAAACAAACGCCTTATATGAAATAGTAAAAAGTGAAGTACCAACAGGTTTATCTTATACGGATTCAACAACTTATCTTTACTATTTAGGTTTCAGAATACAAATGGCTGCAACTTTTGGAATTACAGTAAATGATATTGAAATAATAATTGATTAATATATAAAAGATGGCCGGGTCATATTGGAGTGAAGATGTTTTAGATACACTGTATCAGAAACCTTCAGAAATATATAGGGGTTTTACTTATAATAATAACTCTACAACTGTACAAGCAGATGGTGGATTAGTTGCTTCAGCTTCTGCTTCTACATTAGCTCAATCTGTTGCATCTACTAATTTTGTATCAAAGCAAATAAGACTTAGATATTATGCATCAATTGTAGCAGGCGGAAGATATACAGGAATAAGAGGATCAGCTTTACTATGGTTTTTACACGGTGGGTTTAGATTTGTTTGTGACTTTAATGTTTCAGATACAGCATATTCTGCAGGTTGTCAACAATTTTATGGTTTAGCTGGTCAAACAACTGACTTAGCTTACGGTACTGTATCTGGTACATTAGTAAGTACATTGACTAACATAATTGGTGTCGGTAGTGAAATTGGTGATACTAACTTACAAGTATTCACCAATGATGCTACAGGTACAGCAACAAAAGTAGATCTTGGTGCAGCTTTTCCTGCTAATAGAGATGCAGGTGCTATAATGACAACTGTATATAGTATAGTATTAGTTAATAAACCAATGTCTACAAGTGTAGTATATAGAGTAACTAACAATGAAACAGGTGCAGTTGCAACAGGTACAATATCAACTGACTTACCAGCAACATCACAAGGATTAAATTTATTTGCTAGTAGATGTATGGCTGTAACTTCTGTAACTAATACAGGACAATTTGATTTAATGAAATTAGGAGTATTCTCACAATTATAAGATATGGAAAAATTTATACTAGTATCATCAATGATTATAGAAGATGACTTAGAAGCAAATGTATGCTTAAGACCTTCAAGTTCATTAATAGAAAACTATATAGCAACATATAGAACTTTTGAAAATGAGGTTGTTGCAATTGCTGAAACACCAGCTTTTATTGCTGAAATGACACCATTACTATTTGCTGAATTTGAACAAATGGATAATGTACCAGTAGAAATAAGAAACCAATTTGAATTATGAAAAAGATAAAAACAACAGCAACAGAATTAAAAACAAGATGGAGTGGTAAGACACCAACCTTTTGGAAAAAGGTACAAAGAATTGGTATTATTGCTGGTTCAATTGGAGCAGCTTTAGTTGCAGCACCAATAACGTTACCCGTTGCTATAGTAACAGGAGCAGGATATTTAATTGCATTAGGAACAGTAACTGCTGCTCTTTCACAATTAACAGTAGAAAAGTGATTTAACTAAGAATTTAATTCTTAGAATAAAAATATTTGCGTATATTATATGTATATATATTTATTAAAATTTAAAACATGGATTCAATACTTACAGTTTCATTATTTGTTATTAGTTTAGTAATAGCAATAATTGGTTATTTTTTAAAAAACACATACAATGATATTAAATCAAGTGTAGATGATTTAAAAGATGACTTTCACAAGCATACTGAAGAACAGGGCAAACTTAAAGGTAAGTTAGAATTAGTTGAACAAGAACACAGATTAAAGTATCAGTTAATACAAGAGGTAACACAACAAGAGATCAAAAACATGGCATCACAGATAGGAAAACTATCTGATACTGTGGGTGAACTTGTGTCCTTTCAAATAAAACAAAACGCTAAATGAATGCTACAGCATTAAAAACAGGAGACATACTACATTGTAGTGGAAAAAAGTTAATTAGTAGATTAATTAAAAAAGCAACAAAATCTGAATTTAGTCACTCAGCTCTATTTGTAGAAATATGGGGACAACCTTATGTGGTAGATGCACAAAAAGATGGTGTAAATGTAAGACCGTGGAATGACTGGTTAGAGATGTATGACTATAAAGTTACAGTACATAGATCATCTGACTTAGTTAATGAGAAAACATTTGCACAAAGAGCCCTTACAAGGGTAGGACATACAGCATATGACTTTGAAGGTTTACTTGTAAGACAACCAATTAAGTTAATACTTGGTGAATGGTTAGAAACTGGTGATACAGAAAAGAAAATGTATTGTTCTGAATATGTAGCTTGGGTATATGGCGTAGAAAAAGCATACAAGTTTTCACCTCAAGATCTTTATGAGTGGTGTAAAACTAATTTCTTTTATGAAATAGTTATATGAGTGAATCAAAAATAACTAGTGTACTTGATCTCTTCTTATCAAAATTAAAAGAGCAATCCTTTACAATAGTATTAATGCTAGGTGGATTATATTACCAGAATAAAATATATGACACTCAGTTAATTAAAGATGAAGCTGAACTAGCAAAAAAAGATTTAATAATAAATGAGTTAATTAATGATCAGATTGAGAGAATGACAATAAGAGAGTCATACTTAATACAACAGAGAGATCATTATGTTGAAGACATAATCACTAATAAACAATAATATGATTTTAAGTCAAGTTAGAAATGCAGTATTGGCCAAAGGATACAAGTGGTTTGAAGATACAGCAGATAAAGGATATGATGTAAACATTGTAGGTATCCGTAACTCCTCAACAGGTAAAGTAGTTACTAACTTATTTGATGATACTATTACCATATCTTACAGAGATGAGAATGGTGTATGGCAATTCAATGAGTGGAAAAATACTACAGAACCAGGTAAGAAAGGAGTACAACAGTATCATAATGTTAATGGTGTAGCTAGATTAGTTCCAGGACAATATAGAGGAGTTTATTCAATTGATTTACATCAAGGTAAATATCAAGCACTATGTCAAAGACTTGGTGCTGTAAAAGTATTCAGAGATACTAATAAAGATCTAGTATATGATGAAGATAATACTGATACAGGAATGTTTGGTATTAATATACACAAAGCTGGACAAGATTCTACATGGGTAGAAAACTGGTCAGAAGGATGTCAAGTGTTCAAAAGAGTTAAAGACTTTGATGCATTCATGAAGATCTGCAAAAAAGCAGCTAAGATACATGGTAATCATTTTACCTATACATTAATTGAATCAAAAGATATAGTATGAAAGTAAGAAATGCATGGAAGATAAAGAATAAACAATGGGACAAAGTCTGTGTAAGATTAAGACTTGGAGCTCTAGATTTATTCACAATTGAGATAGACGTTAGTAGAACCTTCTACATGTTGACAGTTTTAAACTTTACTATTAAAAATAGATAACACTTTCCATAATATAGATTTAACTCAGGCTTTATAGGTCTGAGTTTTTTTGTTTAAATAATTAAAGTTTAAACTTATTTTGTATATTTGTGTAAACATAAATTTATATAAAATGGAAAATGTAAACCAACAAGAGCAAGAAGTAGAGTTAACAGCAGAAGAATTAGCTGAAAAAAAAGAACAGATGCTTAAATTCTACACAGAATCATTACCTTATTTAAGAGCACAAGCAGAGTATGAAAAAACATTGTGTGAAATTGATGAAGCAAGATTCAAAAGAACATCAATCCAGTATCAGTATGCTATGATGGAGCAAAACCAACAAGAGCAACCAACAGGTTCTGATCATGACATTGACAATTCCCCAAACATTCCTGAGCAAGGACAAAAATAATTAGATATGGCATTAGTAAATCAAGTACAGAAACGTATTGTGATGCCAAAATGGGAGATAGTTAAGTTTCAGATTTTAACTCATTGCTATACAAAACGTATAGTAGTGAGTGAATCTGACTTAAACTGTTTAACCTTATTAAGTATCACTGGTCCAATGGAATTAACACACTTTTGTTATGATGCATCATCAGATGAACAGTTAATTTTTAAGTCACCACAAACAGTAAGAAATTCTATCAACAAAGCAATTAAGAATATGCTTGTGATAAAAGAGAATGATGATAAAAAGATCATTAAACTCAACCCTGCATTAATGATACAAACAGAGGGAGATGTATTATTAGACTATAAATTTTTAGGAAGATGATACCAAGAAAACCTAAAGATCTGTATAAGCAAGTTGCTGAGGATATGAATATATCAGAAACTCTTGTAGATAACTTTATGACCTTTTACTATAAAGAAGTTAGAAAGAATCTTACAGAGTTAAAATACTCAAAGATAAACTTAGATGGTTTAGGTGTAATGACTGTAAAGCCAAAAACAGTAGAAGGTTTAATTAATAAATATACATGTAGATTTAAAAAATTAAACACTGATACATTTACAAGTTATTTTAATAAAAAAAGAATTGAGACTAAACTTGACCGTTTAAATTATATTAAGGGTATCTTAGATCAGGAAAAACAATTAAAGGAAAAATTTTTAAAAAGCAAACAAGATGGGAAAGCTGGGAAAGATTTGGGAGAATAGAAAGCAAATCATGGAGGGTTTAAAAAACTCTATCATAAGAGATGCCTTTGTAGAAAAGGTAGCAGCAGAAAGACGTGAGGTATGTAATGTATGTCCAAGAAAAGATGATGAAGGTACAACCTGTGTTATGAAAGGTACACAACCATGTTGTAATTTATGTGGATGTTCATTATCATTTAAAACAAGATCATTATCATCTGAGTGTCCAGACTTAAGATGGCATGCAGTTATCTCAGAAGAAGATGAAGATAAACTTAATACATTATAATTATGGGAGAATGGGTTATAAATTCAATTACTGATAATCATATTGGTAGTAATGGTATGGATTTAGGTAGTACAATTACTACTACATCAACTAAATTTGCAATGGGTGGTGGTAATAGTACTCCACCTTCATATATAGATAGACTTGAGTTAAAAATGTATAAGCAGAGTATACGTATTATTCAACTTGAGAATAAACTAGATTCAGAAGAGTGTGAGAATTTAAAAAAGATGCTAGAGTCAAATGATGAAGCATCTGTAATATTAGCTAAAGAAATAATTGATAATCTTGAGACAGCATGAGTATAGTATTTAAAGCAGATGATCATAGTTATACTAGCATTGAAGGTGAAGAACAAATTCAATGGACTAGTGTAACAAGTCTTATATCAAAAATGAAAAAGCATTTTGATAAAGAGGCAGTAGCTAAAAAGGTTACTAAAAATTCTAAGTCTAAATGGTTTGGATTAGATCCTAAAGCTGTAATACAAATTTGGGATAATGAAGCATTAAGAGCTACAACACTTGGTACATACTACCATAATCAGAGAGAGTCTGATCTGTGCAGTCTATCTTCATTAGAAGTTGATGGTGTTATTATTCCTATTGTACCTCCAGTACCTGAGATTAATAATTTAAAACATGCACCATCTCAAAAACTAGATCCAGGAGTATATCCTGAACATATGGTATTTTTGAAATCAGTAGGGATATGTGGTCAATCAGATTTGGTAGAAGTAGTAAATGACAAGATAAACATTATAGACTACAAGACTAATAAGAAGATAGATACAGAATCTTATAAAAACTGGGATGGTATTAGTGATAAACTACAACATCCAGTATCTCATTTAGATGACTGTAACTTTAATCACTATGCATTACAATTAAGTATTTACATGTATATTATGTTAAAGCACAATCCTAAACTAAAACCAGGAAAGATGTTTATACATCATGTAACATTTGAATTAGAAGGTGAAGATGAGAATGGTTATCCTATTACCAAGTATGATGACGGAGGTGATCCAGTTATCAAACAAGTAATACCAATGGAGATGCCATATTTAAAAGAAGAAGTAATAGCAATTTTAAAAAATTTATAAGATGGTACATGTTTGTAATGGTGTATTGGAAAATACAAGATTGAATGAGATAACAGGATCAGAGCACTTAGTATTTGTACCTACGTGTATTGATCTAGATTATATAGTTAGTATAAGACAATCAGTAAACAATGATAGTGAACCAGAAGAGTATACAGTATTATATACAGATATGGGCACTACTTATTGCATAGATACACCTTATGAAGAATTTCTTGATATATTTATAAAATCTAAAGCAGTAAAAAATGTACACTAAACTATTTGACATTGACAATGGAGTGGTTATACCAACAGAACATTGTTATACTCTAGGTACTCTTAAAAATATAATGGATAAATATCCTGATAATTATCTTAAGATATATCAGTATTTATTTTATATGACTTGTCCTAGTCCAGATTCTAATCCATTTTTTCATACTCCAGAAATAGATAAAGAAGAGATTGTACTACAAGAGATAGAAGCAGATTTTTCAACAGAGGATGAAGCAATCAGAAGAGCAAGAATGTTTTGTGATGATATGTATAGTACTGCAACATCTAGAGCATATAAAGGTATGGCATCTATGTTAGATAGATTAGCTAGATACATGGAGACTACACCAATTACTGCAGGTAGAGATGGAAATATAAACTCATTAGTAGCAGCAGCTAAAAACTTTGACCAGATAAGATTATCTTTCAAGGGTGTATATAAAGACTTACAGGATGAGCAATCTAGTAAAGTAAGAGGTGGAATTGGTTTATCTTATGATAGTTAATTATGGAAAACATATATACAAATATACCAACCTGGGATAATGGTACATGGACTACTACTACATTTGATAGTAGAAAAGATTTTGGTGATTATATAAAGTCAATATTTAAAGAACCTGGTGAGTATGAATTTGATGATAATACTAATACCATATTTAATTCTGAGTCTACAAGATTCAACAGGGACAAGGTATATTGTGTAGCTCCATTTAAATCTAAGGATTTTATTAAATACTGGGATGACCAGAAAGCTAAATGCAGATTAGGTGTAATAGTAAGATCAAAAGATAAGTCTTGGTATCTTACTAGGGATTATTACATGTGGTTAAACTTCTTACCTATCTTTGATAAGGAGGAGCAAAAGTTTGGATTTGCAAAAATAAGAGATGCTCAATATCACATGGCGTTATATGAAATACTTGCAGAGATAAACTACATGCACGTAGCTATTCTTAAAAAACGTCAGATAGCATCATCATACTTTCACGCAGGTAAACTTATTAATCAGTTATGGTTTGAAGCAGGGGTTACTCTAAAGATGGGCGCCTCTCTGAAAGATTATATTAATGAGAAAGGTACATGGAAGTTCTTATCTGAGTACGCAGCATTCTTAAATGAGCACACGGCATGGTATAGACCTATGTCTCCAGACAAGGTAATGATGTGGCAACAAAAGATTGAGATAAGAAAAGGAGATAGAAAAGCTGAAGTAGGACTTAAAGGTACTATGCAAGGTATGTCATTTGAGAAAGATCCAACAAATGGTGTTGGGGGTCCGGTTAAGTTCTTCTTTCATGAAGAGGCAGGAATTGCTCCTAAGATGGATACTACATTTGGATATATCAAACCAGCACTTAAATCAGGTATGATAACTACTGGTTTATTTATAGCAGCAGGATCAGTTGGGGATTTGGATCAATGTGGTCCATTAAAGAAAATGATACTTGATCCTACCAGTAATGATATCTATCCAGTAGACACTAATCTTATAGATAAGGATGGTACACTTGGTCAGTCAGGTTTATTTATACCTGAGCAATGGTCAATGCCACCTTATATTGATGACTATGGTAATTCACTTGTTGAAGAAGCATTAGTAGCATTAGATGAATACTTTGAAGAGATAAAGAGAAACAAGGAAGCTAAAGATTATCAGCTTGAAGTATCTCAGCATCCAAGAAATATAGAAGAGGCATTTGCATTTAGAAAAGCAGCCAAGTTTCCTCCTCACTTAGTTAATGCACAGATAAGAAGAATAGAAGAAAAAGAATATTCATCAGAGCACTTAGATATATCTAGAGATGAGACAGGTAAAGTTAAAGTAAAATCTACAAGTAAATTACCTATATCTGAGTTTCCTATATCTAAAAAAACAGAAGATAAAACTGGTACACTAGTAGTATGGGAAAGACCAGTACCAGATCCTACATATGGAATGTACTATGCATCAATTGACCCGGTTGCAGAGGGTAAGACAACTACCTCAGAATCACTATGTTCCATATATGTAATGAAAGCACCGGTTGAAGTGACTAAGATTACTAATGGTGAACCTGAGACATTTATAGAAAGAGATAAAATTGTAGCAGCATGGTGCGGAAGATTTGATGATATCAATAAAACACATGAGAGACTAGAACTTATTATTGAATGGTATAATGCCTTTACAATTGTAGAGAACAATATCTCACAGTTTATAAATCATATGCTTGCTAGAAAGAAACAAAGATATCTAGTACCAAGAAACCAAATAGTATTCTTAAAAGATGTAGGAGCTAATGCTAATGTATTTCAAGAGTATGGATGGAGAAATACTGGTGTACTATTTAAGAATCATATGATCAGTTATACTCAAGATTTCTTATCTGAAGAGATAGATCATATACAGAAAGATGATGGTACTACTGTTAAGATACATTATGGGGTAGAAAGGATTCCAGATATTATGTTACTCAAAGAGATGCAAGCTTATCAAGACGGGCTCAACGTGGATAGACTTGTAGCTTTTGCTGCATTAGTATCTTTCTTGAAGATACAGCAAGCAAATATAGGTTATGCTAAGAGAGTTGTTATGGATGATGCAAGTTTAAAATTGGATAAGTCAAAAAATTTGTATAAGATGCAACATTCACCATTCCGTCACATGGGAAGAAGCGGGTTAGGTGTTAATCAGAAACTAAACAGATCACCTTTTAAAAACTTAAAATAATGGCTTGTGTATATGAACATATAAGACCAGATACAAATGCTATTTTTTATATTGGTATTGGTAAAAAAAATAATAGAGCTTATAGTAAATACAATAGAAATACATATTGGAAAAATATTGTAAAAAAGTGTAACAATACATTTAATATTAATATTTTACATGATGCTTTATCTTGGGAAGAAGCATGTGAAAAAGAAAAACAATACATTAAACAATATGGAAGAATTGATAACAGTACTGGTATCCTATGTAATATGACAGATGGAGGTGAAGGTATTTTAAATTTACAACACACAGATGAAGCAAAATTAAAAATATCAATTGCTGCTAAAAAAAGATATAAAACAAAGCCACAGTGTAGAAAAGGACAAAGGTTTGTAAACAGGAACAGTAGAAAAGTTGTAATTATGGATTTAAAAACTTATATTATATATAAGTTTAATACATTAATAGAAGTATCTTTATTTTTAAATACAACTGCGTCAAGAGTAAGAAGAGCATGTATTGTAGGTAAATCAATAAAGAATCATTATTTAAAATTTGGGAGTACTTTTAGTAAACAAGATATTGAACAATTAAAAAATAAAAAGATTTATGATTTATCTGTTATGAATATAAATAGGGATTATTCAGTTGTTCAAAAAAAAGTAATTAATACTGAAACTAATAAAATTTATGAATCAATAGCTGAGGTATCAAGACTCTATGGAATTAGAGCAAATACATTAAGTAGATATCTCAATGGGGTTTCTAAAAATAAAACAATATTTAAATTAATATAACATGCAAGTATATAATGCTTTACAGCTTAAAAAAGGAGCCAAAACAGAACACAACAGGTTAGGTAGTATTACTCAACCATTACAGTTCATACCTAAAAAGGAAAAAGATGATAAGTGGGCTGCTTGGAATCTTGACTGGTTAGAGTGGAATGGTCTTAAACAGATTAAAAGAAATGCCCGTAGGTTAATGAAGAACTACAAATTAGCAAAAGGTGTAATTGATAAATCTGATTACATTGTAGAAGAAGACAATGACTACAGAGATATTATTGAGACACTTACTAAAGAAGATGCATCTGCACTTGAGTTAAAGTTTTATCCTATTATCCCAAATGTTATTAATGTTCTTGTAGCTGAGTTTGCTAAAAGAGCAAGTAAGTTATCATACCGTGCAGTTGATGAAGGTTCCTATAATGAGATGATGGAACAAAAAAGACAAATGGTAGAAGATGTACTTATGTCTGATGCAAGTATGAAGATTATTGCTGCAATGGTTGAACAAGGATTAGATCCTGAATCAGAAGAAGCACAACAACAATTAGCACCAGAAAAACTTAAATCATTACCAGAGATTGAACAATTCTTTAAAAAAGATTATAGATCTATGGTAGAACAGTGGGCTACTCACCAACATGAAGTAGATGTTGAAAGATTTAGAATGGATGAGTTAGAAGAAAGAGGCTTCAGAGATATGCTTATTACAGATAGAGAGTTCTGGCACATGCGTATGATGGAAGATGACTATGATGTTGAGTTATGGAATCCTGTACTTACATTCTATCACAAATCTCCTGATGCAAGATATATATCACAATCTAACTGGGTTGGTAAAACAGACATGCTTACAGTAGCGGATGTTATTGATAAGTATGGTTATATGATGAATGAGGATCAGATGGCATCACTTGAAGCTATCTATCCTATTAGATCTGCGGGATATAATATTGGTGGTGTACAAAATGACGGGTCATTTTATGATGCTACTAAGTCTCATGACTGGAATACTAATATGCCTTCACTTGGTATGCGTCAATATTCTACTGCAGCAGCAAATAGTATTTTCAATGGAGGAGATATAGTTAACTATATTCTTAGAGAAGGTGAAGATTATTATGATCAAGGTACTGCATATCTTTTACGTTGTACAACAGCATACTGGAAATCTCAAAGAAAAGTTGGTCACTTAACTAAAGTTACTGACTCAGGTGAAGTAATAACAGAGATTATTACAGAAGACTATAAAGTAACTGATAATCCTATATATGATACAAGACTCTTTAAAAACAAAACTAAAGATAATCTAGTATACGGGGAGCACATAGATTGGATCTGGATTAATGAAGTATGGGGTGGTATTAAAGTTGGACCAAATATTCCATCATTCTGGGGTATGAATAATCCTGGTGGATTTACACCGCTATATATTGGTATTGATAAACAAAACATAGGGCCCTTAAGATTTCAATTTAAAGGTGATAACTCTATCTATGGATGTAAACTACCTGTAGAGGGTGCAGTATTCTCAGACAGAAATACTAAGTCTACAGCATTAATTGATTTAATGAAACCATTCCAGATAGGATACAATATTGTAAACAATCAGATAGCGGATATCCTTGTTGACGAACTAGGTACAGTGATACTACTAGATCAGAATGCATTACCAAGACACTCAATGGGAGAAGATTGGGGTAAGAACAATTTAGCTAAAGCATATGTAGCTATGAAGAATTTTCAGATGCTTCCTTTAGATACCAGTATTACTAATACAGAGAATGCTTTAAACTTCCAACATTTCCAGAAACTAGATCTAGAACAAACTAGTAGGTTAATGTCAAGGATACAATTAGCTACATATATGAAACAACAAGCATATGAAGTTATAGGTATTAATCCACAAAGAATGGGTCAACAACTATCTCAACAAACTGCAACAGGTGTAGAACAAGCTGTAGGTGCATCATATGCACAGACTGAAATGTACTTCATGCAACACTCAGATTATTTAATGCCTAGAGTTCATCAGATGAGAACTGACTTAGCTCAATTCTATCACTCAACAAAACCATCTTCAAGATTAACTTATGTTACTGCAGCAGATGAAAAAGTAAACTTCCAGATTAATGGTACAGATTTGCTTATGAGAGACTTAAATATATTTGCTACAACTAAAGCAAACTATAGAGCAGTACTTGAACAGTTAAAAGGTATGGCTTTAAACAACAATACTACTGGGGCATCTATCTATGACTTAGGTAAATTAGTACAATCAGAAAGTATTGCTGAATTAAATACAGTACTTAAAGATTCTGAGCAAAAAATCAAATCACAGAAAGATCAAGAGATGCAACATCAACAACAAATGCAAGAACAGCAATTACAAGCTAATGCTCAAGCAGAAAAACTTAAAGCTGATCACACAGATCTTCAAGCAGAAAAAGATAGACAAAGAGATATACTTGTTGCAGAAATTAGAGCTGCAGGATTTGGTGCTACTCAAGATATTAATCAAAATCAAATGTCTGACTTTACTGATAGCATGAGAGATATACAAAAGTCTGATCAGTTTACAAGTCAGATGAGTTTAGAAAGACAAAAAGAGTCTAATAGACAAGCAAATGATTCTCAAAAAGCACAACTTGAAAGAGAAAAACTACAAGTTCAACAATCTATTGCAGATAAACAATTACAAATTGCAAGAGAAAACAAGAACTCATTTGATGTAAAAAGTAAAACTGATAATAAAAAGAAATAACACTTAGCTATATAATGCTGAAAATGAAAAAATAAAATCTGCATATTTTAAATTTAAGAAGTTTATTTGTAAAAAAAATAGTTATATTATTTATAGTAACATAAAGACCAACATATGAATACTGATGAGCAAACAACACAAGATAACACTTCCATTTCACAGGTAGATGTAAACTTGGATGAATTATTTGGAATGCCTGGAGCGGATAACGTGATGCTACCAGAAGAGGAAGAAGAGAAAAAATCTCTTTTTTCTAAAAATGAAAAACCTGATTATGATTTTCTTGATAGTAAAACTGGTGTAACAAGTAAACCAGATACTGCAGAGCAAATTATTACTAAGGAAGAGGTTCAAGAAACAATTGATGAATTGGATGGACTTATTGCTCAGGAAGAAGAAGCAGGTAATAAAGGTAGACCTAAAGTAGATAAGTCAGGTTTATTTGAGTTAGCTTCTAAGATGATTGAAGAAGGTACACTTTTTGGATTTGATGATGACAAAGATCTAGAGGAGTATACTACTAAAGATTTTAGAGAGTTGTTTGAAGCTAACTTTCAAGAGAAAGAGAGAAAGATTAAAGAAGATGTGCCAAAAGAGTTCTTCAATGCTTTACCAGATGAATTGAAAACTGCAGCTAAGTATGTAGCAGATGGTGGAACAGATCTTAAAGGTTTATTTAGAACTCTTGCTCAAGTAGAAGAAGTATTTGAATTAGATGCAGATGATGAGAATCACCAAGCAGAAATTGCAAGACAATACTTATACGCTACTAACTTTGGTACACCAGAGGAAATAGAGTCAGAGATTGAAGACTGGGCAGATGTAGATAAGTTAGGGCAAAAAGCTAGACAGTTTAAACCTAAGTTAGACAGAATGCAAGAAGAGATAGTATCTAGAAAACTTGCTGAACAGGAAACTAAAAAAGAACAACAAGTTCAAGCAGCTAAAGTATATACTGATAATGTATATAATGTACTTTCAACTGGAGAACTTGATGGAGTAAAACTTGACAAGAAAACACAAAACATGTTGTACAGTGGATTAGTTCAACCAAACTATCCTTCAATATCAGGTAAACCTACAAATATGTTAGGTCACCTATTAGAGAAGTATCAGTTTGTAGAACCAAGACATGATCTTATTGCTGAAGCACTATGGTTATTAGCAGATCCAGAAGGATACAGAGCTAAGATTAAAGACCAAGGCACTAAGGTGGCAACAGAAAAAACAGTCAGAATGTTAAAAACTGAGGAGGCTAAAAAGATTTCATCTTCTACAGCACCTGATGAAAAACAAACTACAAGAAAAACAACTACAAATAACAGCACAATATCAAGATCATCTGGTAGTGGTATGTTTAAAAGATTTTAAAATAAATAATATAAATAAATAAATAAAAACAAATGGCAACTCCAGTATTAAATAATGGTATTTTCCTACGTGATACAGCATACAATGCTAGTTCACATGTTGATTCTTACCATTTACAAAACATGCTAAAAGATGCAGAACCAATGGATTTAGGTCCAGTAGACTTATGGGCTATGGCTCAAAAAGTTGAAATGCCTTTATATCAGTTGTCTTCTTTTGGTGGAAAAAACGTTATCAATGTAGATAACGCACGTGGTGAGTACAAATGGCAAACTCCTGTTTCACAAGATCTTCCTTACATAGTAGAAGATATTGAGCCTAACAACTCAGCTAAAGGTATTGAAGGTACAACTTTCAAAATCAAACTTAACAAAAGAGAATTTGGACATGGTGATATCATCACTTATGACAAATACAATGGAGTTGAGATGTACATTACTGCTGATGATATCTTACCAATTGGTGACGGATTCATCTATACAGTACAGTTAGTTAACAATGATAACTACAAGTACATTGATAATGCTTATTTAGCTAATGGTACTAAAGTATTCCGTAAAGGTTCTGCTAGAGGTGAGTATGGTGAGAGATTCTCAGACATCCAAACTAACACAGGATTCCGTGAATACTATAACTTTGTTGGTGGTGCTGAAGCTCACGTTCATTACTCTATCTCTTCTAGAGCAGATTTAATGATCAAAGGTGGTATGAATGCAGATGGTACAGTTCCTGTAACTGAAATCTGGAGATCTCACTTAAAAGGATTAGATCCATCTATTTCATCTTTGGATGATATGGTTAAAGTAATGGGTAAAGACTCAGTTAAAAAAGCATTTGATAATGGTGATTTATCAAGAACTTTCTTAACTAACATGGAGGCTGCTCACTTAACTAAGATTGCTTCTGATATTGAGACTTACCTTATGTGGGGTCACGGGGGTAGAGTACGTCAAGACGGACCAGATGATGTAAGATTATCAGTAGGTTTGTGGAAACAGTTAGATAACTCTTTCAAACGTATCTACAACAAAAACAACTTTAACTTAGATTTATTCAGAGGAGAGTTATATAACTTCTTCAATGGTAAAGTTGAGTTCCAAGGACCAGATCCTAAACGTCAACTTGTTGTTCAAACAGGTATGGGTGGTATGAGAATGGTTAATGAAGCAATTAAACAAGAAGCTATTTCTTCAGGTTTATTGATTCAAGCTGCTGATATTGGTGCTATCACTGGTAAAGGTATGGACTTAAATTTTGGTTTCTCTTACACTTCTTACGTTATACCATTCTTGGCTAATGTTAAATTTGTATTGAACCCTGCATTTGACAATGTTCACACTAATGATATTGAGAACCCTATCATTGATGGTTTCCCATTATCTTCTTACTCATTCATTATCTTTGATATCACAGATAACACTAATGACAACATCTACATGTTGAAATTATCTTGGGATAATCAATTGAAATGGTGGTACCAAAATGGAACAATGGATTACATGGGTAGATCTCAAGGATTCCAATCTTCTGGACAATTCAACGGTTACCGTGTAATGATGTCTCAAACAATGCCAGCTATTTGGGTTAAAGATCCAACTAAAGTATTGAAAATTGTTATGAGAAACCCAATCACAGGTGGATCATTCTAATATGTCAAACTAGAAAATAAAAAAAGGAGGGGTTAGTTCTCCTCCTTTTTTTATATATTTACAATTATAAACATTTTAAAACCAACACAAAATGGAATTTACACACGTAGAAGTATTTAACACAAACAAGAGTAACAAGATCTCAATCAAACCTTACTTTGACAATTCAATGTCAAACATGGGATTAGAACATTATGGCCAATCATTATTTGATGGTGTAAAACATTATGAGCAACTTGCTTGTTTAGAGCAAAATGGAGTAGTAAGATATGTAACAGGATTGAATGAATTTGCTCCTGAGATTAGATTATTACCAGCAGAAGAAAAAGCTGCAAAATCAAGAGAAATCAGAATTGCCGTTGCTGAACTAGAGAAAGAACTAGCAGCTAATGTATTGGATGTAGAGAGTCCAACATTCTGGAATGAGGTAAAATTGCTTAAACCAGATAACAAAGAATTCTGGAATAAGATTACAATGTCATGTGGTAATGATCCAGTATTTCTAGATCCTGCAAATCCATATGATAGAATAAAACTATATGCTGTTGAAGCTGGTGGATTCTCACTTATATCAAGAAGTTATGATGATGCAAGATCAAAAGCAGTACCGCCAAAATTTTACTTGGATAAAGTAACTGAAACAAGTGGTATTAAAACTGAATACAAAAAACTTAAAAATAAAGCACTTGCTGAATTACAAAAACTATTTGATAAAAATAGTACTAAGTTATTCTATATTGCTAAGTCTGTTGATACAGCTAGTGTACAGTATAAAAAACATACACCTAATGATGTTATCTATGACAACATGGATAGACATATTAATGGTGAAGGTACAGAAGGTAATAAAGAAAGAGCTGCAAAAGGTTTCTTAGAAGCTGCTGCTTTAGACATGGAGTCATTAAAAATCAAAGCAATTGTTAAAGATTCCATATTTTTTAAGTATATTATAAATAAGGCAGATGGTTATATTTATCATGCTAAGTCTAATAGCTTACTTGGTAGAAATGTATCAGATGTAATTGAGTTTTTGAAAAGTCCTTTAAATGAGGATGTTTTAAAAGACTTAAACGCACAGGTTGAAAAACTGTGGAATATGTAAATAACTCTAGAGTATACCAGTAATGCTGGTATACTTTTTTAAAACTATATATCATGGCTAACGCAAAAGTAAACGCACAAAAAGTTGCAACAGGGAGAGTAGGTGGAACCAACGCTCCAGTATATGCATTAAAAAATGCAGGTGGAAAAACACCAGGTAAAGTTAACAAACCACAAGCTTCACCTAAAATGAAAATGGGTGGTAGTAAAGGTAAAAAATGTTAATCTGAAAGATCATGGCTAGTAAAATTAATCCTAAAGGTATTTCAAACCTTAAACCAAAAGGACCAAATCCAAAGGGTATAAATAAAGTATCTCCTGCAGCAAAAATTAATCCAAAAGGTATTAACCCAAATGGTATTAATCAAACTAGACCTGGAGTTAATTCTGGTGGAATTAATCCTGGTGGAATAAACCCATCTTCATCTAACAGAACTAGTAAACCTGTAAAATCTATGCAAAAACCTGTTAGGTCAAGTGCTAAACCAGTACGCTCAGGATCTACATCTTCTACTAAAGCACCAGCTCCAAAAGCAACTACCGTTACAAAAACAGAACCTTTATCTTCTAAAACTGCAAATAGAACTAGTAGACCAGTAAGATCAGGAGCAAAACCAGTACGTACAGGAAGTAAACCAGTTAGAACAGGAAGTAAACAAATCAAGACTGGTAAAGGTACAAGTTTTAAATCAGCACCAAAACCAGTTTCAGGTTCAACATCAGTAGCACCAAAATCTAATGTAGGAAGTGGAATTAGTAAATTAAAGGGTGCAGCTGGAAAATTAAAAGGTGTTGCAGGTAAAGCAGCAGGTGCCGCAGCATTAGTACAACTTGGTTCAATGGTTTATAATGATGTCAATGAACGTTCAAAAGCAATGTTTAAAAGAGTAAAAGCTAAAGAAGAAAAAGCTAAAAAAGATAAAAAAGCTAATGATAATAATAATGCTGATAAAAGTAAAGTTGCTGGAAAAGATAAATGGGGAAGATCTCCATCAGATAAATGGTATGGATTTAATCCAGAAAAGAAAAAGTATGAAGCTCCAACAGTAAAGAAAGAAGATAATAAAAAATCTGATACTAAAGTTGAAGTTAAAAAACCTGTTGTAACTCCAAAAGTTACTACACCAAAAACTACAACTCCTGCAGTTAAAAAAGCTGAACCAGTTGGTACATTAGCTCCTAAGTCTACTTCAACAATTGCTAGTAAATCATTAGAAGAAGCTAAAACAGTTACACCAGCTAAAACTACTACTACCACTACTCCTGCAAGTACAACAGCTACTACAAGTTCAACTAGTACATCTAGTACAACTTCTCCAACAGTAACAGGTATGCAACCGAGAGCTACAATTGGAAATAAGATTAGAGGTATGTTAAATGAGAGTAGAGAAAGAAGAGCAGGAAGAGCTGCTTCAAGGGGTAATGAAGATAGATCAGAAAGACTAAAAGAAAAGATTTCTGCTACAGAGAAAAAAATGATGATGAAAAAAGGTGGTGTAGTTAAATATAAATCTAAAAAGAAATAATCATGAAAAAGTTAGGATGCGCAAAATGCGGTGGTACTAAAAAAATGAAACTCGGTGGTACTAATAATGTTAATATTAGTAAACCAGGTGCAGGTTTTGCAAAAGAAACCAAAGGTGATACTAATCAAAAGATGGGTATTTATGGTATTGCTCAAACTGGCCCAACTGGTCCAAATAATTCTGGTATTGCTACCATGAAAAAAGGTGGTACTAAAAAAGAACATCCAATTACTACTTTTAGAAAAGCTAATGATGCTAGAAATGCAATGGTAATGAAATCTTTACCTAAAGCAAAAGACGGTGTGTCAACTCTTGCTACTGAATTATATGGTACGAAAAAAGAAACTATTGGTAAAAATGTAAATACCAATAGAGTACTTGATAATAAAGGTAGAATAATAGGTTCTAGACCTACAAAAATGTCTACAAGTTCTAAAATTTCAGGTAATAACTCTAATGTTACTAATACTCCTCTTTTTAAAAAGAAAGGTGGAGTAGTTAAATCTAAAAAGAAATAGTCATGGCAACTACTAATAGAGCAGTTAAAACATCTTGCAAAAATACTAAAGTAAGAACAGCTGCAGGTGCATGTGCTCCTGAAAGAAAACCTATGATGAAATCTGGTGGAACTAGTCCATTTGGTATTCTATCTATTATAGCTGGTATAGATAATAATCCTGGTAAATCTAAAGCAGATAGAATCGCTGGTGCAAAAATGAACAATAAGACAATGAAAGCTGGAGGTACTACACATCCAGGTTTCAAATCTGTACAATCTAAGATTGCTGCTAAACAAGGTGTAAGTAAACAAGCTGCTGGAGCTATACTAGCTTCATCAACTAGAAAAGCTAGTGCTAAAGCTAAATCTGCTAATCCTAGACTTAAAAAAGTAAAATAATTGTTATGCCAAAAGATGCTTGTTATAGTAAAGTAAAATCTTCTTATGCTGTGTTTCCATCAGCAAGAGCTTCTCAAGCTATTGCTAAATGTAGGAAAGGTTCAGGTACTGTTAGAAAAACAGAAGCTGGTACTAAACTTAAAAGATGGCAAGCAGAAAAGTGGCAAGATACAAAATCAGGAAAAGCTTGTGGGGCTGGTGGTAAAAATGAATACTGCCGGCCAACTAAGAAAGTATCTAAGGATACACCTAAAACTAAGTATGAACTTACTCCTTCTAAACTAGCTGCAAAGAAAGCTGAAAAGTCTAAAGTAGGTATGGGTAGAAGAGTTAAAAATGTATAGTTATGGCAACTAAAGTTAAACTTACTACAGGTACTGAAAAGCATGTAGTATATAAAAAGACTACTAAAAGAGGTGAAGGTAAAGTTGGTGATATCATGGTGAATCATACAAATAAAAATAAAGGTTCATATGATACTATTAGCTTAACTAGAACAGCAAATGCTAAAACTGTTAAGCAAGGTGTTAAAGCTGAAAAGGATTGGCATAAGCAAAATGATAAAATACCTAAAGGTTCTCATAAAATGCCTGATGGTACTATTATGAAAAATAGTGCACATAAAATGAAGACTGGAGGAACTACTGCAGCTTGGACACGCAAGGAAGGTAAAAATCAAACAGGTGGTTTAAATGCTAAAGGAGTAGCTTCTTATAGAGCTGCTAATCCTGGTAGTAAACTTAAGATGGCTGTTACAACTAAACCTTCTAAACTTAATCCTGATAGCAAAGATGCTAAGAGACGTAAAAGTTTTTGTGCAAGAATGTCAGGGATGCCAGGTCCTGCTAAAAAACCAAATGGAGAACCAACAAGAAAAACTCTTGCTTTAAGAAAGTGGAACTGTTAAAATAAATAACAAATGCAGAATAGTGTATTAGTAATAAAAGTAAAGCAGCGTTTAAATAAATTGGACAGCCAAGATTACGATAACATAGAGTGCTGGCAAGTTGTAGAGGCGTTTAATAAAGCTCAAGTAGAATGGGTTAGAAGACAACTTCATGGTATTAATATTGTGAAAGAAGGTGATGAGCAATCAACTAGAAGAATAGATGATTTACAAATATTACTAGGAACTATTGATGTGCCATTTGTTAAAGGTGATATATCATCTTACTCTGACTTACCAACTAATTATCTACAATGGAAACGTGTAGATATTATAGCTAAGAAAGGATGTTGTGATGATAGAAGAATGTCAGTGTATCTTGCAGAGGAAGGTAACTTAAATCAGTTACTTTTTGATAATGCTAAAAGACCTAGTTTTGAGTGGGCAGAAACATTTGCTACTTTAAAGAGTAATAAAGTTAATGTATACACTAATAATGATTTTGATATTAGTTCTGGTGCATTAACATATTTTAGACAACCGGTAAGAATAGAAGTACTAGGTTGTGTAGATCCTTATACAAGTGTTCAAACTACAGTAAATGTAGAATGTGAATTTAAAGATGATATTGTAGAAGTACTAATAGATGAAGCAGCAAGTATTCTAGCTGGTGATATTGAATCTGGTAACCAATTCTCTAGAGGAACAGAGACAGCAGAAAGAAACAATTAATATTTATAACAATGGAACAAACAAGAATGCTAAAAAGAAATACTGATACTACAAAAATTAGTAGACCTCAACCTAAAGTTGAGCAAGCTAAACCTGAACCTGTTATAAATTCTGGTGTAGGTGGTAGTTCATTAGATACAATGGTTGCTGCTTGTGCTACTGAATTAATGAATGCAAGAACAAGTATTCATAAATTACATTTAAAAGTAACAGGAGAGGGATCCTTTGCAGCACATACAGCATTGAATGAATTATATGATGCTTTACCAGGACATGCAGATACTCTTGTAGAAGGATATCAAGGAGCAGCTGAAAAAATTCTTTCTTATAGTGAAGTAGCTCCAAGAACTCTTGACACTGTAGTAGATGGTGTAAATTATCTTAGAGACATTTATGCAATGATAAATAAATTACAAGGTAAACTACCTTATTCAGAAATAGTAAATAACCTAGATCTTGTTAAAGATTCTATTAATTCTGCTAAATACAAATTATTATTTTTAAAATAATTTTGCTAAAACAAAATGTTTTAGTATATTATATATATGTTTATAAATTAAAATTAAAAATTATGGCTTATTTTAATCATGCCTTTCAAAAGGCTTTTGTTGGAACACAAGGTTTCACAAATCTTAATGATGGACAATTAGGAACACCAGGTAACATTCTTACTACAGGTGATTTTGCTTTTGTTGATCCAAAAACTTGGGATATTGTTAATATTAACTCAGCACCTTCAGGATGTTGCCCATTAATTCTTGCTTCAGGATCATTGTATTCTAAAGATAAGATTGGTTCTCATGGTGGGTACTTAGAATCTAACAAATCTAAAACTATTAATCCTAAATACATTAATAGATTTTACAGAGTAGATCCTAATCCAGCTCAACAAAATGTAATTAACATTGGATTCACTCCATTTACTGCAGCACAAGGTGGTTCATGTGAGAGAGATTTTTTATGTGATGAGACTTATTCTTTACGTATTGACGTTAAAGGTTCTCCAGCATTAAGATTCTTAAATCACAATGCTTACTTAACTGTTGAAGCTTACACAGGATGTTGTCCAGCAGGTTCAATTGCTCCAGTAGATGTTGATGGTACTTTAGTAATGATCCAATGGGCTCAAGCAATTGTTGGTGAGATTTTACCAAATACAATTGTTAATTCAGCAAGAACAATTATCTCTCCATTTGTATTACCAGTAGTTACTGCTGAAGATAATTCTTTATGGTATGCTCCAGGAACTGTTACTGCAGGTTTAGTAGCTCCAGCTGGTTACACTATCGGTGGTACTTGGGATAACTATGTATCTCCAGGACACGTAGTAGGTCAATACGCAGGTATTACTTTATTTGGTGCTTATGTTGGAACTGATTTCAGTGACTGTACATTCCAAACTTCTGACTTCTTTGAAAAAGAGCCAGTTAAATTGTATGCTTCTTTAGTTGATTATAATGGTGCTCCATGTGAATTTGAAGGATTATGTGTTGTTACTGAGTGTACAGGTTTACAAGCAATGGGTCTTGGTGAATCAGTTGCAAGAGATGTAATCTTATCTGAAAGATACAGACAAAACTTCTTTGCTACAGATTTAAGAATCAGAGAGGTGACTCAAGGAAATGAGATTTTAAATACTATCAATAGAACAGCTTTCTATACAAGATACTATTTACAACATTCAGTTCCACGTTTCAATAACCCAACTGGTACATTTGATAATGATCAATACTTATTAGAGATTATCACTGATGGTCCTGATTCAACATTTGAACAATTTGTTGCTTCATGGACTGATAACTGTGGTCAATGTATTGAGTTAGAAGTAATTGAAGCTATCACAGCTTGTGTTCCTTTAATTGACATTACTGCTTAATAAGTAGATGACTTACAATACTAACAAAGGGAGGTGAATTAGTTTTCCCTCCCTTTTTTTATAAATAATTATGGCACATCATATATTAAGTTTAGAAATACCAACTGTATTAAATACATGTATAATGTCAGTACTTGATACAAGTGTATATACACAATCAATTACTGTATCATGTCCTGCATTAAATGTAACAGTACCAGGATTTAATTACTCAACACAACTTACAATTGTACCAGGAGATAATACAATTCTTACAGCATGTGATTTACAGTTACAAACACAAAACTGTGCAACTGTTTTAAGTGATCTACCAGATGGTATATATGCATTTAAGTATAGTGTATCACCAAATGATTTAGTATTTGTAGAGTATAATCATTTAAGAATATCTAAAGCATTAAATACTTATAATACTATTTTATGTAATTTAGATCTTGCTGCGTGTGAGCCACCAGCAAATATTAAACAAAAGCTGGAAAAATTAAAAATGGCAAAAATGTACTTGGATGCTGCTAAAGCAAAAGTAGAGTTCTGTCATGAACCAGGAAATGGAATGTCTCTTTACAACTATGCTGTAAAGTTGATGAAAAAGATTGAGTGTAAAAATTGTTAACCCTTAAAAACCAACAAGATGGCAAATTGTCCAAACTGCAAAATAAGATTATCATGTGGATGTCAAAAAAGAGTTGCATCAGATAAAACACAAGTATGTACTGCTTGTATTAGTAAATATGAAATTAAACTTAAGCAACAACCAAAAAAATAAAATATAATGGCAGGATCGATGACATTCAGATGTTGTAATATATCAGTTACAACAATATATCAAAGTGACTGTGGTGGAGGTACATCTGCATCATGTCCAATTACTGGTAATGTATATAGATTAATTATTAACAATGTAAGATCAAATGAATGTTGGGAAGCAGTTGATGGTTATTATCCAGAAGCTATAACTGCAATTATTACATATGATGCTTCATATGAACCATATGATTCATGTAATGATTGTTTACAACATAATTATAAATTATATAACTGTTTTGATGATACTATAATATATACTAACTATCTTGAATGCCCCAATTGTATAAATTATATTAATCAAATGATGTATACTAATATTGAACCAAATCCATGTTGGTACATTACTGTTGCATCATTACCAATTGGACCAATAATTCCAGTATTAGAATTAGAGGGTTTTTGTGATCCTTGTGATCCAAGTTGTTATATTATTACGGGTATAGGTGTCATAACTTATTTTAATCAGTACTATGAACTAGCAACAGCAGATGCTCCAGCAAGAGTATGTGCGTCATCTTATCCATCTGTATCAGGAATTAATTATACAATTACTCAAGATGGAGACTGTTCATATAGAAACTCTTGTCCAACTTATTGTTATGAATTAACTAATTGTATAACTGAAGAAGTAATCAGATCAACAAATCAAGATCTTGCATTTCCATTTGTATTAAATGAAACTATTGAGATTGCTGAACGTGATGGTTGTTGGACAATAACTAGAGCATTAGTTGAAATATGCACAGGAGTTATTGAAACTACTATTATAAATACATATGCAAATTGTGAAGATTGTATACCAGCTTTTTATTATAGATTAGAATCATGTGGTAACTCAGAACCAATTATACTTTATACATCTCAAGATTTATCAGCGTATGTTGGTCAAACTGTATCATTAAATGATTATATTGGGTGTTATAATGTAACAATATATCAAGGTCAAGTACCTAATCCAGTAACAATATCATTTAAAAATAATTATCCTGACTGTATTGAATGTGCATTACCAAGATATAAATTAATTGATTGTGATGGTATAAGACCAAGTATATATACTACTACAGATGTATCTGCATATTTATCTTCAGTAATTAAACTTACATTTTATCCTGATACTTGTTGGACGGTTGAAACAACAACTATTAATTCATCAGATGATTTAGTAATTATTGATAAAGAGTTTACAGATTGTCAAGAGTGTTCAATTGATTACCCATGTATATGTAGTACAGTAACAAATAATAGTGATTTTACTCAAACTTTTACATATAGAGATTGTGATGGTAATACAGAAGGTAATGATATTATACTTGCACCAGGTGAAGTAAGTATTAAACACTGTGTATTAAAATGGATATTTCCTGAGTTCTGGACTCTACCAAAAATCATTACTGAGTATGGTGAATGTGTAGAGGGCAAATGTGTTGTTGTATTACCTTTTAGAAGTGTAAGACCAGGTTATAATTCTCCATCATGTTCAGTACAATACTATGAAAGAATTGCATGTGAGTATGCAGAAATACTTTATAGAGATGTAATAGCTCAAAGATATGGTATTGCACCATGTTGTTCTGAAGAAGAATTATACAGAATAGATATTAAATTCCAATTACTTGAATTACAAGCAATTAATAATCTTGATTATTTATGTGCACAATTTAATCCATGTTGTCATAGAGATGATAGTTGTGGATGCGGTTGTAATAATAACTCATGTCAACAAACTACAAATTGCGGATGTGGTTGTAATTCTTAATTAAAATACTTATATTATAATATATACAAAAGATATGAAACCATTAAACTTTGATAATTCTCCATGTAGTCCAACATCTTCAAATTGTGTAATTTGGGGTGGACCGGATTTACCATGTATTAATTTATGTAAAGGAGATAGTATTACAGATGTAATTGAAAAACTTGCTACTGAATTATGTGGAATTTTAGATGTACTAAACATTAGTGCATATGATATAACTTGTTTTAATTTAGCTAATTGTGCTCCACAAACATTTACTGATCTGATTAATTTCTTAATAGTAAAAGTATGTGAACTTGAAAATATTCCACCAGATGGTGGAGGAACTACTCCTTCAACTGGATGCCCTACAGATTGTTTTATAGAAGTAGCACCATGTTTTGTAGTAGGTACTGCAACAACAATGAACTTAATAAATTATGTAAATGTAATTGGTACAAGAATATGTGAGCTTGCAAATACTATTGCATTACAACAAATTGCAATTAACAGTTTAGATAATAGAGTAACTGTATTAGAATCAGCTGGTCCTCCAGTTATTCCAGTATTGTCAATGGTGATGGCTGAGGAATTACCTTCAGTTCCTTCATTGCCTGCAGGAAGTACACAACTTATTCAAACAGTTGTTGATTCATTTGTAAACCAAATATGGTTTCCATTTGTTGCAACAACGGGTGACTCAGGTTTATTAGCTAATGCAATTTCACAACAAACAGTAGCTGCAACTGACTTATCAAAAGTTAATCCAGCTGCACAAATGTCTGCACAGTATGCTGGTTTATGGACAACACCAACAGGAACTATTGCAGGTACAATAAATAACATATGGGCATGTATTAAAGATTTAAGAAATCAAACTCCAGTTACAGTAACAGCATTAGATACTACAACTATTAATATGACTGTTACAGGTGGACCTGCTTATGTAGTTAGTGCAGATGTAATACCTCAAGCTCCATCAGTTGCAGATACAGCTACTGTTAATTTATCAGTAGGTGTAGGACCAACATACACATTAACAGCTGATGTTATTGTACCAGGTGCAATGTTTGCCTATGGTACTCCAAGTGATCTTGCTAACATTACTCCTACAATATCTACTAGTTTATCTGATGGTACTATACAAATAATGTCTGAAGATTATGATGAAGATAATGCATATAATCCATTAACAGGTATATGGACTTGTCCTGCTACAGGCGTATATAATTTAAGCTTTTTTATACAACTTCAAAAACCAGTATCAGGTTTTAATAGTGGTTCTATAATGGCTGGTATAACTGATGTAAGTGCAACAAATATTGAACTAGCATCAACTGTTGCAATAGGAAATATTACAAGACTTGTTTATTTAAACGGTTGTATCTTAGGTCTTAGAATTAATGCAGGTATACAACTATGTCTTAGAATAGTTAATTTTACAGATGCTTCATATGTAGCAAACACAAGTGATACAGCAAGGATGACAATTCAAAAAGTTAAATAAAAAATATTATGAATACATGTATAAAATGCGGTTGTCAAGATGCTTATCCTTCTTTACCACCATGCCCAACTCCAGCGGCTTGTCCTAATCCACAACCATGTGCAGAAGTATTTGATGCACAGTGTATCGTATTTACACTACCTGATATTCTTTGTGGTTTAGATATTGTAGTAGCACAAAATGATTCTTTTGTAGATGCATTAACTGGTATTGTTACTTATTTTTGTCAAAGACTTGTTACAATACAAGGACAAATTGTAATTATACAAGGTGATATAACAACTTTACAAGGAGATGTAACTACTTTACAAACAACTGTAAATGATCTTTCAGCTTGTTGTGAACTTGTAGATGGTTTAGTACAATCTGTAACTGGTTTAAATACTGATAATACTGATCCTCAAAATCCTATTGTTAAAATCTCAGTAGATGGTACAACTATTACTGGTCTTGGTACACCGGCAAGTCCGCTTATTGCAACTGGAGGTGGTGGTACTGTTGGTGGTTCTGGTACAAATAATTACTTAGCTAGATGGACACCAAATTCAACTACTCTAGGAACTAGTGTAATACAAGATAACGGAACCCATGCAGGTATTGGTGGAATAACCACAAATACAACTTTTTATGCAAATTCATTAAATAATGATATATATGCTTTATCAGCAGCTCAAAATGCAAATTTAAATAATAGTTCTGCATTAAGCACTTCATCACAAGTACCAGGGCCATTTTTAAATACTTCAATACGTGCTCAAGCAATTAATACATCAACTGGGGGAACAGTACTTATAGATGCATTTTCAAATACTTCTACAACTGGAACTGGGCAATCAATAGGTTTAAAAGTAAGTTTACAAGGAGCTCTTTCAACAAAATACTCTGCTCAGTTACAAGATGGCACAGAAAGTATTGGTAAAGTTTTAACCTGTATGACTACAGATGGAAAAGCAAATTGGGCAACACCAGCATATAATAATTTACAAAAAGTTATAACAACCACATATATATTAACAGATGCAGATAATGATTATACTATTTTTATAAATAATGGTGTAACTGCAATATCAATTTCTTTAGGTGCTATTACAGTTGCAAACTTTTGTGTAGGATTCATACAAGAAGGTTCAGCAGATGTAACATTTGTAGGTGTAACTAATCCAGTAGGTCTTAAACTTAAAGGACAAGGTTATCAAGCATTCATTGAAAGAAAACTTTCTACTTCTACATATTATTTATTAGGTAATACTAAAGTTTAATGTATGAATAGTTTTAAAAAAAATATTTATAGTACAGCGACTGAAAACTCATGTCCTGATTGTATTGCACCTGATGTAACTATTGGTCTTCAAACTTGGACAGCATGTAATGCAGATGTTTCTACTTATAGAGATGGTACATTTATACCTGAAGTTACTGATCCAACGGCTTGGGCAGGTTTAACTACCGGAGCATGGTGTTGGTATAATAATGATCCAGCTAATGAAGCTACATATGGTAAGTTATATAACTGGTTTGCAGTTAATGATACATTACATGGAGGTTTAGCTCCTATTGGTTATCATGTACCAACCCTTTTGGAATTAACTACATTAGTTGATTTTGCAGGAGGACAACTTATTGCAGGAGGTAAGTTAAAAGAAACAGGATTCTGCTATTGGAATACGCCAAATACAGGGGCTACTGATTTCTATGGTTTTTCTATGCTTGGCGGTGGATTTAGAATTGATACAGGAGTTTTTGATAATCAGGGTAATATTGGTTACTTATGGTCTACTGATCAATTCAGTCTTACTAATGGTTATGGTAAATTTATGAATCATAATGATACTTTTGCAAGCAATTTTAATACCAATAAGAAAGCCGGTATGTCTATAAGATTTGTAAAAGATTGCCCTACATGTGCTGATGGAGTAGTTACAATTGGTACACAGATATGGACAACATGTAATGCAGATGTTATAGAATATACCGATACTACTCCAATACCAGAAGTAACAGACCCTACTGCTTGGGCTGCTTTAACAACTGGAGCATGGTGTCATGTTAATAATAATCCAGCAAATGATGCAATATATGGTAAACTATATAACTGGTATGCAGTTGCAGGTATATATGATGCAGCATCACTTGCTAATCCCGCACTAAGAAAACAGTTTGCACCAAGTGGATACCATGTACCAACTAATCTTGAAATGGCTACATTAATTACTTATCTAGGTGGTGATACAATTGCTGGTAGAAAAATGAAAGAAGTCGGAACCACACATTGGGCTGCTACAAATGATGCTACAAATACTTCATGTTTTACTGCTTTAGGTAGTGGTTATCGTTTTTACGTAACAGGTGTATATGTTCAATTTAATGTATATAGTTACTGGTGGTTAGCAACTGATGTTAATCTTGATACTGCACATACAATATTTATAAGAAATGACGCGCCTAATTGTACACCTGGAACAACTGATAAAAATTATGGATTTTCAGTGAGATTGATGCAAGACTAAAGATATGTCGCAGTTTGTTGGTTTCTGTGACTGACAACAAGACCCCGGTATGTGCTCATTACCGGGGTTATTTTTTATATGTAACTTATAAGTGCTATATTTGTTTTGGCTTGTAAACTTTTATAAGTCTGAAAAATTTAGTATATTAATTATAAGATATGGAAAGCAAAGTATTTAGAGGACCAGATGTAAAAGGCAAAAGATTTAGGCCTGATACACATTTTATATTAACTCCTAAGTTTTTTAAACTGTTTAAAGAAAAGTATCCTAAGTATAGTGACATTGATGATAAAAGCTTAAGACAAATATGTAACAACTTTCATGTACTCTTTTTAGAAACTGTGATAGATAAAAGAGATGGTGTAGAGTTACCAGAAGGTTTAGGTAATATTTTTATAGGTACATGTCAAACAAGTAAGAAAAAAAATATTGACTATGGTAAGTCAAATAAATATGGAGTAATAGTAACAAATACTAACTGGGGTACTGATGGTAAGTTAGCTAAAATATTCTATTCCAATTTTGCTACCAAGTATAACTTTGATAATAGAGAGTGCTGGGCTTTTGTTGGGTGTAGAACATTCAAAAGAACCGTTGCAAAAACATATCCTGATAATTGGCCCATCTATGTACAAGTAGATCCAATGAAGAAAATACGTAAACTGTTTTCAGCTGCTAGACAGAGAGCATATTTTAAAGATGTGGAAGATGAAAAATTAAAAACATATAATGAATTTGACATATGACAACAATTGGTGAAGCAATATCAAGAGTAAGAAATGCTCTTAAAGCAGTTAAGGAAGATCCGTTCTTAACTGATAGAACTATATATTTTGCAATATCTAAATATGGTAAGTCTTTATTAAAAAGAGAAGACAACCAGAATAGGTTAATGAAAATAAGTTCAATATTTTCTACATTGACATATGTAGAATTAATTGATGTGGATAAAGTTGAAGCTGGTTGTGTTGGTGTTACATCAGGTTGTTATATTAAAAGAACTAAAGAGAAGCTACCTAAGTTTTTTGATGGACTTAATGGACCACTTATACGTACTGTATCATCATTAGATACATCAGTAGAATTATTCAGAACTGATCCAGGTACGTATTCTTCTATGACTAAAGTTACAAGTTTTAAATATAATACTAGAAAGTATTTCTGGTATTTGAATGGTTACTTATATATGCCAAATGTACAATGGGAAGCAATTAAAGTTGAAGGTGTATTTGAAGATACAATATCTGGTTTTACATGTGATACTACAGAGGAGTGTAGATTTAGAAATGATGATCAGTTACCTTTTCCAGATTATTTATTTGGGGAGATTGAACAATATGTATTAAAAGAATTAACTATGTCTATTAATGTACCTACTAATGGTCCTGATGATAGTCAAAACTCATTAAGATAATGGACTTTAACTATACACTCAAGCTAAGAACATTTGACCAGCTACTGGAAGATGTTACAATTGATTTAAACACATTTGCTCTTGAAAATATGATAGAGCCTCAACAACTTATTAAAGTTGCTAGGAGAGTAACATATGACTTAGGGTTAAGAATCAATATGACTAAAGAAGTTATATTAGAAGTAGAGCATCATAAGATAAAACTACCTGATGATTTTTTTACTATGAACTTTGGTTCTATATGTGGTTCATTTAAACAACACGTGGGTTATAACATTGGTGGTACTACTACTATAGAAGTACCTTATAATGAAGTACCAAGTACAGTAGATCTATGTGCTCCTCCTACTGTTAACTGTTCAACATGTAATGCTAATCCCTGTAATCATACTGCAGCTTGTCAAGGACATGTTCCAGACTGTTCTCCAGTAGTAGTTCCAGGATATGATCCACTTAATCCATTTGGTGATACTTGTATAAGACCAAGAGTATTTTCTAACTGTAAAGGAGATCAATTTGAGTTAATACAAATTATGCCTACAGGTGAAACAAGAACATATGAAGCTTTAATTCCATTAAGATTTAGAGCATCTCAAGAAATTGAATGTGATTGTCCTAATTTATATATTAATGCAGCTAATGAAGCATGGATTAAAAACGGATTCTTACATACTACATTTGAATGCGGTAAAATATATCTTAATTATCAAGGAGCACTTGAAGATGCTGATGGTAACTTATTAGTTCCGGATCATGATGAGATAAATGAATACTATGAGTATGCATTAAAACAAAGAATATTTGAGAACTTGTATCTTAATGGTGAAGATGTATCACAAAAATTACAACTTATAGAGCAAAGATTAAAAGCTGCTAGAAACTATGCTTTATCAATTGTTAATACTCCAAATTTTGCAGAGATGAAAGGTTTATGGATGGCTAATAGAAGAGCACAATATGCTAAATACTATGACATGTTTAAAAGTTATAACTATAACAGCATGCGTTTATTATAATACTTTATATTATGGCAAAGAAAAATATACAAGATACATCACAGAATAAAACAAATACTTTTGTAAAAGGATTAAATAAAGATTCAGATCCTACATTTGTTGCTGAAGGTATGTGGACACATGCGCGTAATGCTGTAAACAATACTCTTGAAGGTAATATAGGAACTTTATCTAATGAAACATCAAATGTATATTGTGTTGAAGCAGGTGCAACATTACCAGGTAAAAAATATATCATAGGTACAATTCATTTATACAGTGATAAATGGATAATATTTACGGTTGCCTATCCAACTACTGGAGTAGGTACACCTACAGGACATGAAATAGGGTTATTTGAAGAAGATAGATGTACATACAGAATAATTGTACAAGATGATTGTTTAAACTTTGATAAAAGAAATTTAATAACTGGTGCCTCAAGAGAAAAAGAAGATTGCTCATGGGGTGTATATTTTGCTGATGGTAAAAATCCAGATAGATATTTAAACATTGGTGATAATGATTTATGGCCAAGTTCTGATTATGCATGGATTGGAAATAATAAATACGGTAATATTACTAGTGGTGCTACTATGCAATGGCCAGGTGTACAATGGAAACAACTTTGTCATACAGATTCAGGATGTCAACAAGTTTATCCTGATGAATGGCCATTAGGTTGTCCAGGAGCTAATGACTGTATAATATGTGAAGACACAACAATGTTAAGTTGTGAAGATTTAAGATTAGCAAGATTAATGGAAACACCAACAATTCAAGTTAAACCAGGAGTTGGTGGTGGGGTATTAAGAAATGGTTCTTATTTTGCAGTTTTAGCATACACTATTAAAGGTCAGAGAGTTACAGATTATTTTTCACCAAGTAATACTCAACCATTATGGAATGTTGATGATGTTGCAAGTTGTATTGATATATTTATTTCTGCAGATAATAATCATTTTGAAGAATTTGAATTAGTAGTAGTACAAATAATTAATCAAGGAGCAGTTGCTAAAAGAATCGGTATATATTCTACTAATACATCAGTAATACACCTTGACCAAATCAAAGATGATTTAATCACTATACCAATAGAACAAATACCATTAAGAAACATAGTATATGAAACTTCAGATCAGATGACTGAGGTTAATGATTACTTGTTAAGAATTGCTCCAAGATCTAAATTTGATTTTAACTATCAACCTTTAGCTAATCAGATACAATCACAATGGACATCAGTAGAATATCCAGCAAATTACTATGTACAAGGAGGAAGTAATACAAATTACTTAAGAGATGAAGTATATACATTCTTTATAAGATGGGTATATAATACAGGAGATAAAACATCTTCATATCATATACCAGGTAGAGTTGCAGGTACATTCAATGGAATACCAGAAACACAACTTACAGCAGATCAAAATTCTTTAAGTCCAGATGATAGATACTTTGAAGTATATAATACTGCAACAGCAAGTGCAGCACCTGGTACAGTTTTACCTGATGGAGGTATTGTAGTTGCTCAAGGAAGAATGGGTTACTGGGAGTCAACTGAAAAGTATCCAGATAATAGACATGATATATGGGATGCTTCATCTCAATGTTGGTCAGGTACAACTGATCCACAATTTGATTTATGTGGTAAATATATTAGACACCATAAGTTTCCTGATAACATAACTGGAGGAGGTAATTTAACAAATCATTATTCACAAGGTGGTCAAGCTATTAGATTAATGGGTGTTGTTTTTAATAATATTATTTTACCAAAAGATAATGATGGAAATGATATACCAGGTATAGTAGGTTATGAAATACTAAGAGGATCAAGAGAAGGTAATAGATCTATTATTGCTAAAGGTATGTTAAACAATATGCGTACTTATGAACTTAAAGGTAATGATGCAGGTGGTAGAAAAGGATTATATCCTAATTATCCATTTAATACTATTACACCTTTATCATCATCAATTGGTGGACATGTTGCAGGATATAATGATCCTTATATTAGATTAAAAGATGATGTTGCACAGGATATACCACTTAACATGGTAACATTTCACTCACCTGATACTAATTTTAGAACACCCTTTTTATCTACAACTGAATTAAAATTATATGGTAGAGTATCTGGTACATCAACACAGTTTTTTCAAGAACCAGATCAGCATCCTCAATTTAAATTACTTGCTGATTTTGTTATTATTGTTGCAGTTATTGCTGGTGTAATTGAAATGGCAATTCAAAATGGAGGTAAATGGACTATTCAACAAAATGGACCAGTAGCAGCAACAGGCGGTGGAGATGTTAGTGCATTAGCAGCTCGCCCAGCTGCTGGTGTTTTTCAAGGAGTTCAAGCTGCATATGAAATAGGTTTACAAGCTTATTTTGGTCTTGGAGGATTTCTTGCTGATTCACTAGTTCCTTTTCTTAATCCTGCATTAGCCGTTACAAATATTCAAACAATATATGACGCAGCAACTGTTGTAGCTGCAACAGCAGGTGCTACATCTCCTTTAGGAAATACATATACTAAGGAAATTCCTAGATATCAATATGCAGGTCTTATTGGTGCAGGTAATTTTTTACAACAATCAATATCTTATTTTGCTGAAGGTGCTAATACATCAATAAGACTTGCTTATGCTTTAATACCTTATAGACAATTTGCTTTACAATCAATAGCTGAAGGTTTCTATAGTAATTTTAACTCACCTAATTACTCACAAGTTCAAAGATTTAATATTGAAGATAGTTTTTATTTAAAAAACAATATACAAAATGTTAAACCATTTAGTGGTATTAATTATGTAATTAATAATCTTAAAAGACAAACATCAGTTACATTAAGAACATCATCAGGTAGTACAGTTAAAGTTAATAATGGTCCAGATTATATTACAGGACCAGGAGAAGATAAATCATTAGTTACATTAGGTACTGCAATACAAGCAGGTATTGGTTTACCAGTAGATATGACTGATAATAAAACTAATACATTTAGATTACCTATTGCAAGTCACTATGGTGGTATTAAAGTAAGATTGAGAAACCAATATGGTCAATTAGATTCTATTAAACAAATACCAATTACACCTTATGAACAAAAATTTAGTTATAATGGTGAAAATATACCCAGGTCAAGAAGTTCATTTTACTGTACAATAAGTACTCCAAATGGAAATAGAAATGTTGAGGTAACTCTTAAAGTAATATCACAAACACCAGTATTCTTTGGTGGTGATACATATGTAAATAGATATACTGAAAAGAATAATATGTTCTTCTTCTATGACTGGTTGTATGGTCAACCTGATGGATATGAATATAATTATATTCTAAGACACATGATTGCTGAACCTAGATTCTGGGCAAATAGTCAATTATATGATGTAGCAGATGCTACACCAACATCTATTGCTGAGTTAATTGATCCTCCTCCGGGAACTGGTTATAAACCAACAAATTATTATAATTTAGACTATTATGTAGATGATAATAGAAAATATGACTATTATGATGATAAACCAAAACCATTAAGTCCTAGTGATAACTATCCTGGAATATTTGGAGCTAAAAATTCATATTTCTATTTATCTAATTCATCAATAAGAGATTTCTTTGTTGAGTCAGATGTATTAGTAGACTTTAGAGAACCTGGTACTGAAGTATGGGAACAACATTATGACCGTAATACTTATACAAATTTACCTGCAATGTTTAATATGAATCCTGATACTATATCTAAAGGAAACTATTATGCATATGATTATTCATTAAGTATATCTAAAGTATTTACTCAATATTTTTCTCAAGGTAATTTACAATCAAGATATTACAATCCAATTGTATCTAACTTATGTTATACTTACTATCCTGATAGAGTTGTTTACTCATTGCCACAACAGAATGAATCATCTAAAGATTCATGGTTTGTTTATCTAGTTAATAACTATAAAGAATTTAAAAATAGAATTACAAGTATAAAACCATATGCTAAAACTGGTATGTTTATTACATTCCAGAACTCTAGTCCATTAGTATATCAAGGTGTTGATACTCTTGAAACAGATCTAGGTACTAAACTTACTATAGGTGATGGTGGTTTATTTGCAAATCCTCCTCAGAATGTAACTATATCTGATGTAGAATATGAATATGGTTCATCTCAAAATAAGTTTGGTGTAATTGCTACTCCAGCAGGTATGTATTATATATCTCAAAATCAAGGAAGAGTATTTGCATTTGAAGGTGGTCTAAAAGAAATATCTCAACAAGGTATGAAATGGTGGTTTAGTTTATTCTTACCATATAAACTTACTGAAGATTTTCCTGATTATCCACATACTGATAATCCTGTTGCAGGAATTGGTACACAAGCTGTATATGATAACTACAATGGAGTTATTTATTTCTGTAAAAAAGATTATAAATTAAGAAATGATTTAACTCCAGGTACAATTGTTACTTATGATTCATACGGAGATTACTTTTTAGTTAATGGTCAAGCAAGAGTTGAGTTAGGTGATCCTCTTATATTTGAAAATGCATCGTGGACAGCAAGTTTTGACCCTAAGAGTGATTATTGGATTTCATATCATGACTGGCATCCAGATTTTGTGTTACCTGCAAGACAATTCTTTATGACAACTAAAGAAGGTAGATTATGGAAACATAATGTAGCATGTAATAGTTACTGTAATTTCTATGGTGTTCAGCATCCATTTGAAGTTGAGATACCATTAATAACAGGACAAACAATTACTACTCTTAAATCAATGGAGTATATTCTTGAATGTTATAAAAATAGTCCAATAAATTGTATTGATCAGTATCATGTACTTGATTATAACTTTGATAAAGCAGTAGTATATAATTCTGAGCAAGTATCTGGATATTTAAATCTTAATATATTCCCTAAGAATAATATTACACTTGCTAATACCTATCCTAAAGTTAATATAACATCTATTGATGTACTATTTTCTAAAGAGGAAAACAAATATAGATTTAATCAATTCTGGGATATAACTAAAAATAGAGGAGAGTTTCCTATAGGTTCTAATTACCCTCCTACTGGACCATTAGTTCCAGGCACAACTGTACTTGCTGGTAACTATACTCAAGAAGTAATATGGAATACTCAATCTAATGGTTATATTAAAACATTAAATACTACTAACTTAGATTATACTAAGAATCAACTTGAGAGAAAAAAATTCAGACACTATTTAAATTTCTTATATTTGAGCAAAGCTAATTCTCAAGATGTAAATATGATAGTTAAAATTAGTAATAGTAAAAATCAAATATCACTCAGATAATGGGATTTAATAAAAAAGTATTATCTAAAGCTGTATCAGAATTAGGTAAAGCAAAAGCACC